TTAGGCCGCCTTCCTCTCTTCCGTGGGCTGCATCGCCCGCTGGATGTGCTCGTTCAGCCATCCGGCGAATTCGATCGCCTGTTCCAGCGTCAACTCGCTGGCGGCATGTCGCAGACCGATCAGCGGGTCGACCGGGTTGAGTTCGGCCTCACGTTTGGCCTTCGCCTCCGCTTCGGCCTGTTCCTCCGCCTCCGCTTTGGCCTTCGCCTCCGCTTCAGGGTCCGGTTCGGCCTCCGCCTTGGGCGGCATGGTCTCGACAGAGGCGTATTTGCATACGTCCTCGTAATCCTTCATGTTCGTGACCTTGAGCGCGGTCTTGTGCGCCTCCAGCGCCTTGACTGCGAAGTCAATCGCCTCATCCAGCGCCAGCTCCACAACCGCCTTGCGGTGCGCCGCCGGGAAGCCTTCCGAAAAGGCCTTTTCGGCAATCCGCCATGCATTGCGGAACGTGCTGGTTTCCTTCGCGCCCTTGTCGACGCCGAACACCTTGTCGGCGAGGCGCTTTTTCGCACCCTTGCCGCTATCGCGGCACATCGCCAGCCAGCAAACGCCCACGTAGTAAGCGCCATTTGTCTTGTTCTCGAGATCGCGGATGCGTCCAGCGACGCCCGCCAGCGTGTAACCCGTAGCCATTTTCACTCTCCGTTTTGCTCAATTGAGCAGGTTGTGGATCAGGCGCACCTTCCCCGTCCTCGCCCCCTTCGGGGCTTGGCGCTGCTCGATTGAGCAACTTCCGGTTCAGACATGGCTCCGCCCTTGCCTCCCGAGGGAGGCCTCGCGGGGGAGCCCCGCCACCAGCAACAACTCATTGCCGATAACTAAGAATAACCCACCAGTTCGCAGGAACAAGAGAAGGAGTACACCATTTTCCTAGGCTTTTCCTGCCTCGACGCCGGGAATGGACCCACACATACTCTACAAAAATTTTTGGAAAACCAAGTAATAGCACTCTAATACTTAGCAAGAACGAAAAAGGGCGCCCCGAAGAGCGCCCTTTCTTCCGCGTCTCTTGACCAAATCCCTAATCCCAAACCGGGAGATGGTCAAACGCGATACTATAGGAAGAGTGATTTTTAGTGTTTTGCGTCCGGATCTCCGGCGATCCTGGGGATCCGAGCCATCATGTCAGCGCAGGAGGTCCGCACCACCCCCAGCGCCTCCTCCACCGACATCTTGTCGAGCAGGAACAGAGCGACCGCCTGCTCCAGGCAACTGACGATCTCCGGCACTGAGCAACCAGCCTGGAACGCGATGTCCAGGTGGTCGGACACGGCGTCGAGCAGCAGGTCGAGGTCTTCATTCTGGCTCATAACTGATCCACTTCTCGTATTCCCACCACTCATCAGCATCGACGGTGATTACTTCATCGTCCCCGCAAAGGTGACGTAGTTGTAGACGATGTCGGTGCCCCCATTCCGGATCTCTCTCAGCTGCTCGAACCTGAAGGCGGGCGCCAGCTCCTCCATCAATCCGTGAAATCTCTGACGTGGCACACGCTGGACACCCCCCGCCTGAGCGCAGAAAACCCAGTATTCGTCGAAAAGGAGATCCCCCATAGTGCGGGTCTTGGAAGAATTCATGCCCTCGTGCTCGCGCTTCCCCACTCTGAGACGAGGGCTCTGTGACAAAAAATATCGCACCGAATTGTTCTGGTTAGCCATGTCGTCGATCACCACCCTATGGCTTGAGGGGATGGTGTAGTCCTTGTTCTGCTTCAGTCGCGAGAGCCCCTGGAGCGCCCAGGCGACGATCTGCTCGCGCTCGGCCGCCAGGATGATCTGGTCGATGTCGATGATCTTCTTCTCGTCCGGGATACGCCGCGGAAACTTGATGAAGAGCCAGCGACGGTTGAAGCCGTCCGACGTGTCCTTGGTCTTGGGCGTGTGGTTCGAGGCGAACCACTGGGCGGCCCGCGCGTTGAAGCCGAACGGCGACTGGTTCTTGTGCTGAGCCGTGATGTTTTCGCCGCACACGATCTGCTTGAAGATTTCGCCGTCGATGTCACGCTTCTCGGAGATCTCACCGGCGAAGTTGACCAGCTTGTCGGCCATCTGGGCCGGCAGGAACTTGTCATGCCAATCGGTCGGCGGGATAGCGGAGAAGCTGCCCTGCGGGATCAGGCCCCGGAGGATCTCCAGGATACGTGACTTGCCGCTGTGTGCTTGGCCGATCAGACAGAACGCTCGCTGATATTGCGGTGCAATACCCATGAGCGTTACCGCAAGTGCCTCCTGCAGCGCCATCACCTTGTCGCCGTAGTCAGGATCTTCTCCCCAGCAATCGTCCAGCATCTGAAGAAAAAGCGGGCAGCGGCTGTCCTGCTGGTACCGATAGGGCAGCACGTAGGTGCAGCCGAACTCTGGTGAGTGCTTGCGCAGATCCAGCTCCTCGGTCAGGAAGCCGTTGGCGAAGTTCACGCCGGTCAGCTGGACCGACTTGAGCTCGGCCGTCAGCTTGCTGCCCATCAGCTTCACGATCTGCGCCAGGTCGGAGTACCGCTTGCAGACCGGCAGCTTGCCGTATTCCTGGGACAGGTGTTTGATGAACTCGTTCTGGTCGACCGTCTCCCAGGACGCGCCCTTCCACTGCCAGAACTGGCCCTGGTGGAACTTCAGCTTGCCGAACTCCTCCATGTCCTTGATCGCCGCCAGGGCGACCTCGGTGTGGTCGGTGCCGGAGATCTCGCCCATGCGCAGCTTCTTGAGCTCGCCGCGCAGTGTGGTGAGCGAGAAGGCACCTCTCGACGCCGAGACGATGAACTTCAGAATGCGCTCTTCATCGAGCGAGCTGATGTCGGGATTGCGCGCCATGCGATCGAGCACGACTTCCACGGCGCGCGTCCAGCCGGCTGTGTCCGGCGTGACATGACGCTCGAACTCGGAGACCAGGTGGGCCGTGATCCTTTCAGCGTCCCAGCGCTCATTCTCGTCGGTGATAGAGAGGCCGAGCTTGGTCTTATCATCCTCGGTCAGGCCGTCGTCCCAGCCGAGGGGGAGGGCCTTGCGCTTCTCGCCGGTGACGTCGCGCATGAGGAAGTCGACGACCTTGGTCTGCGCCTTGCCGATGTCGACCTCATCGCCGGCCACCTTCTCGGTGTAGCCCTCGACCCAGGCCTTCATCTCGCCCATGGCTTCAACCAGTGTGCGTTCACCCCTCGTAACTGCTCGAGCGAGCAGGCCGGCATTGTAGACCAGAGCGTTGTCACGCGCACCAGCCGGCACGAAAGAAGTGATTTTGGTGTTACCCGAGCTCGAAAGCTCGAAGCCCTCGACCTTCAGAGCCTCGCGCAGCATGCCCTCGACACCCTTCGGGAGGGCCGGGAGGGCACCGATGACCTCGGTCAGCTCGCAGTTGGCCGCGTAGGCCTTGCCCGTGTCCGGGTGGATTGACGGCGGGAGCACGATCTGGGTGCCTTTGGACAGGCATTCCAGCAGCATTTCACCTTTCGAGTCCTTGATGCGGAAGGTGCGCTCGCCCTCGAACCGGTAAGCGTAGACGGCACCCTTGCGACCGACACGGCGCCAGGGCGACTTCGGGAGGAGCTGTTCGATGATGCGCTGGACGCGCGGATCATCGCTGTCGACGTCGATCGCGACGATGCCAGAGGCGGCGCCCATCGGCATGCCGATGTTGCCGTTGCCCTTTTGCTGCAACCAGATGTGCTGCTCGCGTTCGGTGGGCATGCGATCGGCGAAAACCTGCCACGCATCGATCCACGGGTTCTTGAAACCGATCCGCAGCGGGATCGCGGGCTTGCCGAGAGCCCAGTATTTCGGCGCTTCGGAGGCAAAAATACCCATCATTCGGCCCCTTTCACGCGCTCTTTCAGCGCCTGGATCTGATCCGGCGTGCAGATTTCGTCGAGAAAACCGACGATCTTGGCCTGGAAATCGGCCATTTCCTTCATGGTCCAGACCTTCTCGCGGGCCGCGACCAGCTTCTCGATGAGGCCGGCGCGGGCCTTGGCCACCTGCAGCTTCTCGGAATGGTCGGCGTTCCCGAGGCTGGCGACGAGCGTCTTGAGATCGGCCAGGACGGTGGTGATCTCCTGCTCGACGTAATCAAGCCGGTCTGCTTCGCCGTCGAAGGTGACAGCTTCGGCCGCACCACCGCGGCCATTGAGCTCCTTCAGGAAGTCACGAATTTCGGTCGAATAGGGCGACTGATCCAGATAGTCGGGCTTTTCGCGCAACTGGTTCAGCGCCACCCTGAACTGGAGGACAGTCGCCTCCGGCAGGGTCGGGTAGAAGTTGGACATGAGGTACTCCGGTTTGGGGTATCTCATGTGGGGTCGATTTTTTGAACATCGACCGCACTACTCTAGGACAAGAATGAAGATTTCCGCAAACAACAGCCCGATATAAGGCGCATGAGCCTTTACGCGGATTTTCTAACCCGCCTTCAACAAAAATTCCCCGAAGACGGGGCAGAAATGTCCATGTCGGAGTTCATCTGCGCGAACACGAGCCTCCGAAAGAAGCCATTTTCGTTCAAGGGATACGAGTTCCAGCGCCAGATCGTGGACGATATGCACCTCAATCTGTCGGTGATCAAGTGCTCGCAGGTGGGCCTGACAGAGGTCCAGATCCGCAAATTTCTGTCGTTTCTCAAGCGAACGAACGGCATCAACGGCATCTTCAGCCTGCCGAACGACGAAATGTACAAGCGCGTGTCAAAAACACGCATCAAGCCTCTGGTCGACGACGAGCTGGTCTTTAATCAGCAAGACTCTTCGAAGAAACCAGCGCGCTCGATGGACCTGTACCAGATCGATGACAGCTTCGGCTTCATCACGGGCGGCAAGGAAGGTGACGCGACCTCCATCAACGCCGACATCATGTTCAACGACGAGGTCGACCTGACAGACCAGGAGATCCTGGCGCTCTACGGCTCGCGCCTACAGGGCTCCGACATCAAGATGCGTCAGGGTTTCTCGACCCCAACGTTCGAGGGCTACGGCATCGACTCCTCCTACAAGGCGTCCGACCAGCATGAGTTCCTCTGCCGGTGCGGCTGCGGCCACTGGAACCTGCCGGTCTTCAGCCCACGTTTCGTCCACATCCCCGGCCTGTCGTCGGATCTCAACGATCTCTCCGAAATCGACAATGACATGGCGGCCAAGTTCGATTTCTCGAACGCCTTCATGATGTGCGAGCACTGCGGCCGGCGCCTGGAACTGGGCGACCCCGATAAGCGTGAGTGGGTGCCCCGCCACCCCGGCCGGCTCGGCCGCGGATACTGGGTCCGACCCTTCGCTACGCCCCGTCTGTCCGTCCAATACATCGTCGAGCAGCTGCTCGACTACAAGCGGAAGAACTCGATCCGGCGTTGGTACAACACCGTGCTCGGGGAACCCTACAACGACGCGAATGCCCGCCTCTCCATCCCGGAGATCGAGGCCGTCATGAAAGGCGAAGGAGCCATAGATGTACCCTTGGGATCTCCAGTGGCTGTGGGTGTGGACGTTGGTCAGACCTGTCATGTTGTCGTGGCTCATCTGGGACTATCGGTACCGGTTGTTTTTAAATGGCTGCAGGTTCCCTCAGACGACCTGAAGGAGACACTGGCCGACATCCGTCAGCAATATCGCGTCGTCGCCGGGGGCATGGACCTTAACCCCTACGCACCGCTCGCCCGCGAGATCAGGGATGAGTCCAAGGGCATCATCATACCCATCGAATACTCGACGAGCCTCAAGGCCGCCCCGGTGACCTTGATCAAGGACGAGATGGACAACATCACCCACGTCTCGTCCAACCGCACCGGGATCATCGACAAGACGGTCGGTATGATCCGCGGCCAGAAGATCGTCTTCGCCGGCTACGGCAACAAGAAGCTGATCATCCAGACACACCTTCAGGACATGGTGCGCGTCGAGTTGCCGGAACAACCGGCCAAATGGGTCAAGCTCACCGGCGATGACCACTTCTTCCACGCGCTTGGCTATCTTCTGCATTCGCTGCGGGTCCATGACTACATCGCCAGCCAGGACGAGCAGGAAGAGCGCCAAATGTCGATGATCCTGGGCCTCGTTCAAGCGGTGCAGCAGAGTGATGCAGGACTGAATTACAGAAGTCGCCTCAAGACCCCATCTGTCCTTGGACTTTCATAAGGACATACTGTGGCGGCTTTCGATTTTCTCAGCGCAATCATCCCTGCGAAGAAGAAAGCCAAGGTTGGCGGCACCGCCTCCACGCCTACCTACAATCCACAGCAGGTGGATCGCGTCCTCACGGTTCCGCAATACCGGGACCACCTCACGGATCTTTTCACAACGCGGCAATCGGACGACAGCCGAACCCTTCTCCAATCCCTGTTCAAGTTCGATCCCGACGTCTCGGCGGCGCTCAACGCATACCTGACGATGGCGAACACCGACTGGATCGTGCTTGCGCGCGACCTGGAGCAGAACATCGACCGGGACGCCACCAAGAGCCTGATGCTGGCCATCGAGAAGATCGGCCGACCGACCGATTACACGCTGGGCTTCCAGCTGAAGAAATCCATGCGCTCGATCGCCGAGGAGCTGCGCTACATGTGCCTGCTCCGCGGTGGCATCGCCGCCGAGCTGATCGTCGATAAGCAGCTGCTTCCCGATCGCATCCGCAACGTCGACCTGTCGACGGTCCAGTGGTACGAAAAGAAGCCTGGCGAGTACAAGCCGATCCAGAAGATCTCGGGTTCCAACGACGAGATCAATCTCGACATCCCAACCTTCTTCGTGTCGCACTACCGCAAGGATCCGACCTCGATCTATGGGCATTCGACCTTCGTGTCGTCCATCAACACGATCGCCGCCCGCCAGCAGGTAATCAACGACCTTTACCGCATCATGCGCCTGACGGGCTTCCCGCGCATGCAGGTCGAGGTGGTCGAGGAGGTTCTGACCAAGAACGCGCCCGAAAACATCAAGTCCGATGACGTCAAGCTCCGGGAGTGGAAGGCGAACCGCCTGGGCGAGATCCGAGCCGTGATCGAAGGTCTGCGCTCCGACCAACCGCTGATCCACTTCGACAGCGTGCAGCCATCCATCATGAATGACGCCAAGCCTGGCGCCGGTGTTGACATCACGGCTGTGATCGAGACGCTCAATGCCCAGAACCAGGCTGCGCTGAAGACCATGGCGACCGTGATCGGCCGCGGCGCCTCCGGCGTCAACACAGGTTCGGTCGAAGCGCGCATCGCCGCCATGAACGCCGACGAGCTCAACGAACCCGTCGCCGAGCTCCTGCAGAATGCCTTCTCCTTCATCCTGCACCAGCAGGGTTTCCAGGGCTTCGTCGAAGTCCTGTTCCGCAAGGCCGAGCTGCGCCCAGATACCGAACTCGAGCCGCAGTTGACCCTCAAGGCCAGCCGGCTCCGTCAGGACCTGTCGGACGGCCTCATCACCGACGATGAATATCACCTGTGGATGTATGGCCGGCTCCGCCCCGACAGCGCGCCGGAGATGGCTGGCACCGGCTTCATGACACCCGTCAAGACCAAGGCCGAAGAGGTCAGCCCGAACTCCGACCCGCTCGGCCGGTCGCTCTCACCCGAGGGCAGCAAAGCGGCGCGAAGCAACTAGTCAATGTGCAGCAATGTGCTGCACTCGAAGTTTGCGACCTGACTAACAAATCACGACATGCCACCCAGCAACGCAGGGTATGTCGTGAAACAAATTGCGAAAACACCGGAGATCATCGCGCGCCTCAAAGAGGCCGGCGCGGAGGTTGATGAAGTCGCGATTTTTGAGGCGATTGCTCTGAATAACCGCCCTTTGCGCAAGCGCAGCCCGATCTACAACGGCGCAGTCGCGCAGCGATCAATTCTCCTGGAAATGGCCCTGGCGCTCGAGACCGAGAGCCGGCCTGTCCAGATCATGCACGAAGGGTCAGACCTTCCGATTGGCCGCGTCTTCCGCGGCCAGGTATTCGACGGCCAGGACACCGAGCTGCGCGTCCTTTTGTGGATCGACAAAACCCATCAGGATAAAATCAAACAAGTCGACAACGGCACCGTGGACCAGGTCTCAGTCGGCATCCTGCCCAAGCAGATGATCTGCTCGGCAGACGGCTTCGATTTCTTCGGCCCCGATGCCAGCTTCGAAAACATCTTCACCGGCACCACGCCTGACGGGCACACGGTCGGTGAGAACGGCGTCTACTGCAAGATGGTTGGGCTCGAAGCGTTCTTCGAGATCTCGCTCGTCGGACAAGGCGGCGCCCAAAACGCGCGCATCGTGAACAGCGATCAAAGCCGGTTCTCGCCTCACATGAAGGCGCTGGCCGCGAAGACCTCTCTCGATCGTCTCGCACTCACCGCAACTGCAACCATCAGGGAAAAGCCCATCATGGACGTCAAGGAACTCCTCGCCGAACTGCGCTCCACCGAGAAGGAGAGCATGAAGGTAGCCATCGAAAACGAACAGCTGAAGGCCACGAACACGGCACTCACCTCGGAGCGCGACACGCTCAAGGCTGCTCTCGACACCGCCAAGCAGGGAGCGCCTGCGATCCAGACGGAGCTCGACGAGCTGAAGACCAAGCACACGGCCACCGAGGCAAGCCTGACGGCGGCCGACGCGGCTCTCCGCGAGATCTGCAAAAAGGTCCTGACGGCGGCTGGCCAGGTCGACGCCGAGGTCCCGGCGAAGATCGAAGACGTCGTCGCCAAGATCAACGAGACCAAGATCAATCTGACCGCCGGTGGTCGCGCCAAGGGCGCCGAGGGTGACCTCGGAGCCTCGGGATCCCCTGTGGTCACGTCGTTCCGCACCCGCCGCTAATCGCAACCGCAAGCCAACAGGAAAACGAACCAATGGCCACTTATTCTCATCAGAACGTCACGCTGCGCGGGTTTCACTGGGAAGTCTCGTCGCTCACCTTCAACCTCGCCACCGGCATTGTCGACGCTGACGTCGGCAAGGCTGTGTCCCTCGACGCCTCGGGCGCGAACAAGGTCAAGCTGGCCGGTGACGGCGACACCATTATCGGCCGCCTCTCGACCATCGAAAACCGCTCCGTCGAAGGCTCGCTGATCGGTGCCGTCGAGCTTCAGTTTGCCAACCTGCTTCCGATCAAGGCGGGCGAGGTCGTCGCCGTTGCCGACACCGTCGTCGGCGCCGGCAACGGCGAAGTCAAGGCGCTGAAGAACGCCGGCGCGTCCGCTCCGAACCACAGCATCAACTTCGTCGCTGAGGTCATCGGCAGCTACGCCGTGGTGGTCAAGGTCTAATCAAACCCCGAACGAAACGAGGAAACACTGCAATGCAATTCAAGCCTCTCTCTCAGGTCAAGCGTCGGGGTGTGGAAGCTCTCGCCTCGCTGAAGCACGAAGACGCCCAGGCGTCGAAGGGCGCCGGCCAGAAAATCCTGTCGGAAGCCAAGTCCTTTGGCCTCGGCATGCGCGACTACCTCAACCTCGCGATCGACGTGCGCGGTTCCGAGGAAGCCGACAAGCGCTACCGCGACGACCGCGGCTATCTCTCGGGCTACGAGGCCTCGCTGGCCTACCTGAACCTGCCGATCCAGAACGACTTCGAGCGCGGCATCGTGCTGGAAGCTGCGTCGGACACGTTCCAGACGTTCCCCGGCGTCCGCGCCATCTTCCCGGAAGTCGTCGACGACGTCGTCCGTTGGAAGTTCCGCCAGGACACGCTGGAGACGACCGCTGCTATCGTGGGTTCGAGCCGCACGATGTCCGGCGTCGAGCTGATCTCGACCGTCGTCGACGACAAGGCCGACGATTACCAGGTCGTGTCGGCTGTCGCCGAACTCGGCCGCTTCCCGGTCAAGACGATCCGTCTGTCCGAACAGAGCGTCAAGTTCTACAAGCACGGCGGCGGCTACCGCTTCTCGTACGAGTTCGATCGTCGCGCCAGCATCGAGACGCTGGTGCCCTATGTCAACCGTATGGACCGTGAGAAGGAGCTGTCGAAGGTTCGTTCGGCGACCCACATCCTGATCAATGGCGACGGCGTCAACCCGGCCGCTCCTGTCGTTAAGCAGAAGGACTTCGTGTCCACCGCTGCCGACAAGAAGCTGAACTACGAGGCGCTGCTCCGCTGGCTCGTGGCTCGCGCTCAGGCTGGCATCCCGGTCGACACCGTCATCGGCAACTGGGACACCTACATCGACTGGCTGCTGCTGTTCGCCATCCCGACGTCGAATGCGAACCGCACCGACGCAGAGAACCTGGCGGCCTCGGGCTTCCAGATCGGTGGCGTGCCGATCCTGCGTGGCACGGTCAACTTCGCCCTGTCGTCCTCGGCTCCGGCCAAGCAGCTCCTGGGCATGTCGCGCGGCGACACGCTGGAAGAGCTGAACGAGGGCGGCTCGCAGATCGAGGAGACCGAACGCGCGATCACCAACCAGTCGATCACGTTCACCAAGTCCGAGAACACCGGCTACAAGCTGGCCTTCTCCGACACCCGGTCGATCTTCGACTACGACAGCACCGACGACTAAGAACCCAGGCCCGCCGCCCTAGAGGCGGCGGGCTCTTTTCGGTGTGAGGAAAATCATGATCAAATTGCTTGCTGAAACCAAGGGCTCTTTCCAGCTCCACGACCTGGCCCACAAGGGCCAGCGCATTCATGCCCGCCGGCCCAGCGTCGTCGAGAACTCCCATTTCATCCAGGACCGTATTGGCCGCGGCCAGGTTCGGATCATTGCCGAGCTCAAGCCCGAGGCGACCGACGAAGACTTCGTCGCCTACGTGAAGGAGGCCGAAGGCGACATGCAGTTCGCGATCGACGCCTTCATGGCCGAGTTCGGCACCGAGGCGGTCGACCAGCCGGTCAAGAAGAAGCGCGGAGGTCGGAAGGCCAAGGAAGACGAAATCCCCAGCCCGGAAGACGAAGCCTGATGCGTACCTTTGAGGCCGGCGGGGATGTAACCCTTCCTGTCAACCTGACCTACAACGGCCAGCCTGCCGTCCCGGATACCGGGACGGCAGTGCTGTCGGTGACAGGTCCGGATGGGGCTGTCCTCTTCACGCAGGATCTCACCACCGGCCCGACCGACGCCGTGCTGGTCGTGACGGTTCCCGCCGAGCACAACGAGATCTCCACGTCGTTCTCCCGGCGCGTTGTGCGCGTGAGTGCCCAGCGGGGCGGCATCCCATTTGACTCCGTGACGACGTATCGGCTGGTGCCGAAAATCCTTTACTCCGTCCAGCCAAAGGACGTGCGCTCATTTTTGGGCGTGAACGAAAGCGAGCTGCCGGACGAAGACGTCGATCTCTCGGCCGCGCTCCTGAACCTTGAATTTCAGGTCACCCGCACAACCTTGGCTGCTGCCCTGACCTCCGGCGAAGAGGCCGAGGTGCGCGCGAACGAGGCGGTCCTGTACCGGGCCGTGCTGGACATCATTCCTTCGCTCTCCAACCGCGTGGCCCAGGAAGAGACGGACGGGGCGCTCAGCTTCAAGCGGAATGCCCGCAAGGACTTCTCCGAACTGAAGAAGGCCGCCGAGGGCCGTCTATCGGCCGCCCTGGCGATCATCAACCCGGTGATCGACCCGGGTTACGCCATCCTGATCACCACGACCGACGCCGATCCGATCACGGGGTGAGATATGGCCAGCCTCCACACAGCCGCTCGCCGTTTCCAGACGCTGATCTACAAGGAAAACGGTCAGCCCTTCAATGGCACCATCATGCCGGTCGACGAGGGCAAGGTCCCGACCTACGACTTCTCATCGCCACGGCTGATGCTCCGCACGATCACCGCGGGCGTCGTCAAGCCGCGCGACATCATCCTGGATGAGCAGAACCGGCGCTTCATCGTCGCCAACAACGGCTACTCGCCATACGGCGAACAATTCACCTTCAGGCTATTCCAGGTGCTGGCCGACCTGGTCTGGAAGCGACACGCGAGCCAGACGGACACTCTCACGGGCCTGAAGCGCGGCCAGGCGGCCGAGGATCTCGGCTTGATCGCATGCACGGTTGAGATGACGGGCAGGGAATATCCCGAGCCGGCGACCAACCTCTCGGAGGAAACGCGCCGGATCGTCACCGGTGCTCATATCCAGCTCGGGGACCAGGTCGACGACGCCATTGTCCGAAGACTCGATACGGCCCTCGGGGTGACTTATGCCGAGATCCGCTAAGGCCAAAATCACCGCCACCATCACCAAGCACGGCTCCGGGGTACCGGGTGGTTTAGCTTCAGCCTCGATCGGTCGGTCGGTGAACCAGTTTTCTACCTCGGATATGGGGCAGATCCCGAGCTTCATCGCCAACGAGCTGGCCAGGACGATAGAGAGGTCAAACAGGGCCAACTTCTTCAGCACCAAAGCTGAGACTTTGGCGAAGCGGATCTCTGATGGCATCGACCAGGAGCTGCGCAAGATCGGGCAGTTCATTGGCACGGAGCTGATCGGTCAACGCTCTGAGAGTGAGTATGGGGGCAAGACAACCCTTGAAATTGATGAATTCGACGAGGCCGGCATTCTGCTGGACTGGCGCAACCTGGCCAACATCACCCGGCGGAAGAAGACAGCCAACAAGGACAAGTTCTTCCTACACACTTCCGCGCTGCGTTCCGAGATCCGAGCCAAGGCAGGCCCCGGCGTGGTGGGATTGAACAAGGGCTTCAAGGCTGCGGGCGGCACCGGAACGGTCAGTTATGGGTGCGTCACGATCCGCCCCTATTACTATGAGAGCGACACCGGCAAGCGCGTCTACAAGATTGCCGACATCAGCATCAACCTGTTGGCGGGGGCGCCCGTCAACGTCGCGCACGCCGTCCTCAACCAGAAGACATTCAACCAGGATATCAGCACCTCCGGCAACATGCCGGTGCTGGCCCGCCTGATGGGCCTCAGTGAGAGCGCAATCAAGAAGCTAGAGGGCGGCGTCATCGATCGTCACCGCATCCTCAAGAGGAACAAGAGCGGCTTCAAGATCGGCTCGGTCCACAACCCAAGCACCAGCCAGAGCATGAATTTCTACAGGCCGATGCTCGAGCCGTCCTTGGCGTACTTCTTCCAGAAGAGGGTACCGGCCGCGGTTGCGAAGGCTTTGAACCGATACTCGATCGGCAAGAGCCGCAAATACGGAGATTGAGAATGGCCTACATGAATGTTTGGACGTCGGTCGCGGCCTACGTCAACCAGCAGATCCAGATGATAGCCGCCAACGACATCACGCCGCTCGAAAGCATGCAGATGTTCGACTGGGAGGCGCACGCCAACATCGAAGAAGCGCCGGCTCTCCACCTGATCGGTCCAGCCTCGTTGGCGATCGACGAGTTGTCCAATGGGATCTACAGCGCAACGTTTGTGATCGGCGTCGGTTCGTTCAAGGACGATGGATTGTTTGTCCACCGCGCGATGGTGGACTTCCTCTTCAAGTCTCTGAAGAGCGGAACGCGGCTGTCGGTCTTCGACAGCAAAACGGAGCAGCCATACAGCTGGCTCAAGATCGTTGATGGAACATCAGTCGCCCCGATGACCAAGGCCAATACAAGAGCGCTGCAGTTCATTCAGGCCGAGGCGCTGGTCGATCCGATGGCATAGTGAGCCTGGAGGATGGCCCGATTGGTCTCGTCTTCCTGAGCGAGAGCCGTCTCAACAAGCGTGACGATCTCAGCAGACAAGGAACGCCGAAGAAAGGTAGCACGGCGCTCCAGGATCTCCTTCAACTCGTCGTCGACATTCACGGTAATGCGCTTCATTTTACACCATTATGCTGCACAGGTTGATTGCTCATGTAGGTGCGGGTGCCCACCTAACAAGCGCGATTGAAAGATCATTCTGCGCCGATTTCCAAAAGGAGCACCCCATGGCCGGTAACGCCAAAACGAACAAGTTTATGCTGTCCACGGCGACCGTCATGCTCGGTCCCCTCGCTGACCTTCACCAGCTCAATCCGATGGAACATTCGATCGGCCTCGTGAAGAACTTCCAGCTGACCGGCGAAGCCCAATACACCGAACTCACGCAGGGCATCCGAAACGCCGTTGTGATGTCCGTCCGCACGGGCGAAGGCCTCAAGACTTCGTGCGAAGTCTACGAGTTCACCGCGAAGAACATCGCGTACGCCGCCGGCCTCGACGCCTCGGGCACGAGCTTCGACGTCGTGGACGAACTGTCGGCCCTGAGCGCCGAGGTGACCGCCGCTGCCTCCGACATCGTGCTGGCGGTCTCGCCGACCAAACCAATCGTGGCCGGTGACTACCTCTTCATCCAGAAGGGCCAGGACGACTACGTCCACGTCGTGAAGGTCGATGAATGGACCGAGGCGACCAAAACGGCCACGCTGGCCGCGGGCTTCGAGATCCCGACTGGAATGACCTTCCCGGTGGGCTCGCGCGTCGGCCGCCTGAAGCGTGTCGATGTCGGCGTGAACGTGACCCAGCCCGACCTGGCCTGCAAGGTCACCGGCATCCTGCCGAAGGACAACTCGCCGTTCACCATCCTTCTGCCGAAGGTGAAGGTGACGCGCGGTCTGGGCATCTCCTTCGCGTCGGACAACTTCTCGAACATGCCGTTCGAGATGCAGCCCTACCAGATGGTCACGACCGATCCCTTCTATGGGGAGTACGGCGACGGCCAGGCGATCCTCCTGGCTCGCTAATTTCCAAAACTCCGTAGAACAAAGCCTCGCCCGTGACTACATCACGGGCGAGGTTTTTCACATTTTAGGAGCACTTTATGTCCGATCTAAAGGACCGGTTCGAGCTTAATCAGAACGGTGAACCGCGTGAGATTTTCATGTCCTTCGGATTGCTCAACGAGATCACCGCCCTGATGGGCGAGCCGGCCACCGCGGCCAGCGTCTATTTCGCCCCCAAGCTTCGTGAACAAGTGCTGCTGACGGCGCTCCATGACCGCGCACCGAGCGGCAAGATCAAGGAGCGACTGGCTTCTCTTGACGATGTCGAGATCTCGGCTTCGGACATGGAAGGCCTCCTGGCATGGGAGGTGGATCATGCCATCGGTTTTTTCACACGATCTATGGATCGGGTGGTGAAGCTCAAGGGAGCTCTCGACGGTCTGCATCAGGGCGCGTCTTCACTGACTGGGTCACAGGGCTCTCCTTCGAAGAAGCAATCGTCTGGACGCTGAAGATCAAACCCAGCGATCTCCGCGAGGTCTATTGGAGCCATACCTACAAAGACCTCGTCACGATCGTCCGGCTGAACACTGAAGGAAAGGTAGCGGAACTGGGGCAGCACTTCGACAACCTGGCAACGGTCGTCTCGAAGGCTCTCGGCGGTTCCGATGATGAAACTGACGACGAGGAAGTCCAGGTGATTGAAAGCTGGGACCAACTCGCGGCGGCGTTCCAAACGCTAGGGGGTCAAGTTGGCGCTTGAGCAGAATGACATCCTGTATGACGTCGATATCGACCTGCAGGACAGTCTTCGAGAAATCGATCAGCTCCGCAACAAACTGAAAACGTTCAGTGACGACCTCGCCGTCAACTCCACGCAGGTTCAACAGAACATGCGCAAGGCGGCACAGGAATACGTCTCGTACATCAAGAAGCTTGAGAGCGAGATGGCCTCGCTGCGCAAGCAGGGCCAGGACACAGCCGCCCACGAGGCCCGCCTTTCCCAGATCCGCAATCGGCAGCGTTCGGCGCCGGCCGCCGTGGCTCGAGACTACGCCCTGGGCACCGAGCAGTCCCAGGCCAACCGTGCAGCCTTCCAGCGCGAAATTTCCGAGATGAAGTCGACCACCAACCAGCTGGTGGGCAAGTATCTCGACGAAGTCAACTCCACCTACCTCAAGGCGGTCAAGCGGTCGCTCACCAATCTGGAGAGCGAAGAGACACTGCTCCGGAACCGGATGACCGACCGCAACAACCGCGCGCGGCTGGGTGACGCTGCGTATGGTTTCCAGAAGCAGAGCGAGCGCCGGAACCTGAATGGCGGCGCCAACCAGTTTCTGTCCCAGGCTGGCATCCTCAACAATTACGCCATGGTGGGTGGCGCTTACAGCGCGGCCTTCAGCCTCGGAAACTTCATCGTCAACCTCGACGAGCAGTTCAAGCAGTTCCAGGCCATCACTGCCTCCACCAACGCCGAGATGGGGCTGATGGAGGATCGGCTCCTTTCGGTGTCGGAGAAGACCAAGTTCACTGCCAATGAGATCTCCGAAGCTGCGACCCTGATGGGCCAAGCAGGCATGTCGGCTGGGCAGGTCTCTGAGGCCATCGAACCGGTGGCCAAGCTGGCGACCGCTGCCGGCACTGAGTTGAAGGACGCCGTCGATCTCGTCACCAGCTCTCTGAACATCTTCGGTCTTCAGGCGGGCGAGGCGGGCCACCTGGCCGACGTCTTCACCGCTGCTCTGAACGAGAGCAAGCTGACGCTCGACCAGTTGTCGGCCGCCCTTCAGTACGCTGGCAACACCGCGGCAACCGTGGGTGTCAGCTACAACGAACTGACTGCTGCCGTTGGCGCGATGGCCAACGCCGGCATCAGATCCGGCTCGACCATCGGCACCGGCATGCGCCAGCTCCTGGTGGACCTGATCACACCTTCCAAGAACCTCAAGGCCGAGCTCTCCCGTCTCGGCCTGTCGCTGGAGGACATCGATCTCAAATCACACGGCCTCTCGGGCGTCCTGGAGAACCTCAAGAACGCCGGCTTCGATACGTCGAGCGCGTTCAACGGTCTCGAGGTGCGTGCCGCCGCCGCCTACACGGCACTCGCAAACAACCTGGACACGATGTCGGAGCTCCGGCAGTCCTTCCTTCTGACCAACGCTGCGGCCGAGGCGAACCAGACCCAGATGGAGTCGCTCGCCAACACGGCGAAGAACTTCGGGTCGAACCTCGGCGCCCTGGTCTACACCGCATTCCAGCCGTTCATCCGCACTCTGCAGAACACCGTTTCAACTGGGTCAAGCGTGATCGCCTGGCTCCGGGAACTTCAGCCCCTCGTGCAGATTGTCGGCACTGCGATCGCAACGCTGGTCTCGGCCGCTCTCCTGGTCAAGCTCGGCAGGCTGGTAGCGGGCCTCATTGGTCTCGGCACGGCGGCGACCGGCGCGGCAGGTGCCTTCACGGTCTTGCGCGCTGCCACTCTCGGCAACCCGATCTTCCTGGGCGCCACGATCGTGCTCGGCGTGGTGCAGGCCCTTTCGGCCTATGGCGACACGGCTGGCCGGGTGGCGAGCACGCTCGACCGGCTGAAAACCGAACAGAACGAGTATCAGGCGTCCATCGACAACACCACCGACCGGCTCACCAGCCTCACCACGACGCTGGACGACCTCTCGCAGAAGCAGAAGAGCCTGGACGCGGGCAGCGACATGCTGCGCAAGACGAAGGTCATGGAGGTGCTGTCCACCTTCCAGGAACTGACCGGAGAGATCGACGCCTCTTCGTCCTCTGTCGCTGACCTCATCAAGGCCATGCAGAACCTCAAAGCCGAGATGGTCAAGGGTCTGCCCGAACAGTTCGGCCTACTGGTCGACAAGATCGATGAGAAGACTGGACTGTTGCGTGAAGCCGCCAGTGATCAGGCGAGTGGCAATAGCTACTGGACCGCCTCCTTGGGTGCTTCTCGGCGCTTCGGCGTCGGTGGCGCAGTCGAGACCCGGGACATTCCTTCCTACAACGACAAGGTTGCCCAGGAGTTTGGCAAGGACATCGCCGACGCCTTCAAGATATCCACCAACCAGGTAACGGACCTGGACAAAGTCGACGGGCAGCGGGCCCAGGCTTTGGGGGTCATGTTGGAGCGCCTGATCCTGTCCACCGAGCGAAAGATCAAGCCGCTCGATGCCCGCAATGGCTTCATGGGTATCGGCGGCGACCTCTCCGAAGGTGAAAGCACCCAGCTCGCCACCCTGAAGAAGAACCTCGACTTCCTGAAGTCATTGCGGGAAGGCTTTGATCCAATCTCCAAATATCTGGTGCAGATCCAGGCGGAGAAAGCCGACCGCACCGTCCAGGTCTCGAAGCAGTCCGCTGCAACGCTCCAGAGCACTCCCGGCTACCAGACGGCCGACAGGCTCAAGACCGAGACCACCGGCTGGCTGTCGAGCAGGCTGGGCGAGATCATCAAATCGGATCTGCCGATCGAGCAGACGAAGGCCGCCTACGACGAGCTTCAGGCCGAGCTCGACAAGCGTATCGAGAAGATCAACGAGGGTCTCAAGGCCGCGGCCGATGAGATGCGCAAGTCCGGCGACTTCTCGGACAAGGAGATCAAGGACGCCGTCGATGGGAGCGAGCTAAAGACCAACATCGCTGGTCTCCAGGGCGAGTTCAAGAAAGGCGCCGAGGGCTCCGTCAAGGCCTTCAAGAAGTTCCAGGCCTACATGGCCGAGCAGGAGCAGAAGAACGTCGAGCGCCAGGTTGCTGCGGTCAAGAAGCAGTTGGGCGATGCTCAGAACGAACGTCAGGTCGATCTGCTTGAGAACCAGCTCTACGCCCTCGACGGCAAACTGGCCAAGCTGGAGCAGGATGCCTTTGACGCCGACCCCGACAAGAATGTCGGCGGCAACGATGCCGATCTGGAGTTGGCCAAGCGCCAGATCCGTGACGCGGCTAAGACGCGCCGTGATGATCTCGTCCAGTCGGTGATCGAGAAGCGGGCCGAGCTCGCCAAAGTCGCCAACGAGACGTTCGACGACAACCTCAACGACCAGCTGAAGCGCGTTCAGGACGAGATGAAAAATCTCGCCCAGTCGATCGATAACAACTCCACCGCGGATTACATCAAGACCGTCAAGGAGAAGCTGGACGAGCTGAACAAGAAGGCTCAGGAGCTCGCCGGCCAGATCGCCGGGATCAGCGTCTCGCAGGACTATGGCTCGTTCGCCGTGGGCGGCCTGCCTTCGGCCAGCGCCAACGACATTCAGCGCAAGATCATTGAGGCCGCGAACAAGGCCGGGATCCCGCCGCAAATCGCGCTCGCCATTGCCTCATTCGAGAGTGGCTTCAAACCAAACGCCAAGAACCCAGGCTCGACCGCCGCAGGCATCTATCAGAACACGGATGCGAACTGGGCGAGCCATGGCCTGGCGCCCGGTGACCGCAGCAGCGTCGACATGCAGATCTACGCCGGCATCCAGGACATGCTGCGTACCCAAAAGGAAATGGGCTCCACCCAGCTCTCCTTCCAGGACTATTACGGCTCGCACCTGCTCGGCCAATCTGGCTACCAGAAAGCCGTCCAGAACCCGAACGGCAACGCAGTGGCCGTCTTGGGTTCCGATGTCGTCGCGGGCAACGGCGGCAACATCACGCAGACCGCCCAGCAGTTCCTCGACATGATCATGGCCAAGGCCAGCCAGCACCTGGCCAAGGTCAAGGACATGGTGGAGAAGCCGGTCGACGCGGCCGACGATGCCCTGGATACGCAGACCAAAAACCTGACCGAAGGTGCGAGCGATGCGATGCGCTCGGCTACCGACAAGATCCAGAAGAACCAAGTCAAGGCGGCGACCAAGCTTCTCGACAGCCAGGCCAAGGCGATCGAGGCTCAGATCAACACATTGATGGTCCAGTCGTCCAAGGCGCAGGACCCGCAGGCCCTTCAGTCGATCATCGATCAGGTCAAGACCAAGTGGGCCGACATGGCGACGAAGGAGATCGACTCCTTCACCAAAGCCAATGAGGGCACCGATGGTTTCGATGAACGTCTGGCCGCCCTGAAGGAGCAACTGGAGAGCGGCCTGGGCGGCAAGATCGTCACGCTGCTCGATCGCTACCAGCAATCCATTGAGAACATGGAGTTCAAACCGCTCGAAGAGGCGCAGGCCAAGCTCTCGGCAATGCAGAACCCGCTCTATGCGAGCAAGTACACTGACTCTCAGGTCCAGGATGCGCAGCACGATGTGCAGCTCCAGCAGCAGGCCGCTCAGCAGGAGCGTCTGAACCAGCTTGAGCAGCTCCACGCCTACATCCTCCAGCAGGTAGCCGCGGCCGAGCAGCAGTATGGCGCCAACAGCCAGATCGTCCAAGCGTTGAAGGAGCGTCAGTATTCGGTCGAGCAGAGCCTGACGGGCGTACGCCGGCAGTCCACCGCCGACACCCAGGCCGCTGCCCAGGGCGAGATGACACTGAAGGATGCGATCGAGGCAGCGAACCGCGCCTGGATGCAGCGCAACGGCATCATGGATGCGAACGGCAACATGATCTCGTCGGCTCAAAAGGCCGGTGCGGCTTGGGGCCAGGCGCTCGACGGCATCGCCAACTCGATGGGCACCTTGTTCACTGACCTTGCATCAGGCTCCATGTCGGCCGGCGAGGCCTTCAAGAAGTTCGGCCTGTCCGTCGTCCAGATGCTCATGCAGATGATTGCCAAGGCGCTGGTCTTTAACATGCTGCAAGGTCTGATGGGCGGCAGCGGTGCGAGCTCCGGCATCGGCAGCTTCTTCAGCATGCTCGTTGGCGGCGCCGCCACCGGCCAGTACATCGCGGGCGTCAAGCGGTCGGCCAACGGTGAGATGATCCCCGGCGGCACCACGCCGTTTCGCGACAGCCAGCTCCGCAAAGTGATGCCTGGAGAAATGATCCTGCGTGCCTCGGCGGTCAATCAGATCGGCCGTGACTCCTTGGAGAAAGTGAACGCGCTGGGTAACCGCCGGATCTCCGCCGGGATGCCGACCCTTCCGGCCCCACAGCCGGCTGATCAGCGGCCGGTGAACGTGTGGGCGGTCCTGCCGGAAGAGAAGCCGCAGCTCGGGCCCGACGACGTCGTGGCGTACATCAGCGACGACATCCGCCGCCGTGGCGTGACCCGCTCGCTGATCAAGGCGATCAACTCTGGGAAGATATGATGCAGACCTTCGACTTTCCCTTTCACACCGTGGCGGATGAATATCCGCAGAGTTCGACCGTGATCCAGTTTGGCGGCGGCTACCAGTTCGCCACCAAGCCCAACGGGCCGGACCAGATCACCTTCAAGCTGGCCTTCAAAGCGATGTGGTTCTTCGAGAGCAGTCCTGGTGTTGTGGACGCCGTCCGCGAGCCCCAACGCAACATGCAATGCTTGCAAGACTTCTACGAGGCCCATCGGCTCTACGAGCCATTCAACTACCCACACCCGCGCCGTGGTTTGGTCAAAGTTCGTTTCTCCAAGCCGCTCCAGGTGCCCAAAGGCGTCGAGAAGGGCAACGGCCAAACCGAGCAGGTCAACGTCGAGTTCATCCTCCAGCCATGAGCGACATCAACAAACCAATCGAGCATATGACCGAGTCGCAGAAGCTGACTGCGGACGGATACGTGAACCTCTACGAGATCCAGCTCCGGACAGAGCCGGTTATTCTGCGTCTGAGCGACAGCACCACCCGCACCTGGCAGGGACAATCTTGGGAGATGTTCGGCATCCAGATCTCGGGGGAGAAACGATCGGCCGATGGTGAGGAAACCCGACCGAGGCTGCAGCTGATCAACCCGGACGGTGTGTTCAGCACGCTCGTGCGCCAGCGTCTGCTCGATCGTGCCACAGTCATTCGCTATCGGCTCCTGCGTGACCACTACGAAGGCGACGTGCAGATCTATCAGCGCCGCATGTGGTACATTTCCCGGATCGCTGATGTAACCGCCGGCCAATCAATCACCGCAGAGCTGCGGGTTATGACCGAGGGGCCAAACAGCAAGGTTCCGGCCCGCCAATTCATCCCTCCGGAGTTCCCCATGGTGAGGCTCGCCTGATGAACTATCAGCACCTTCTTGGCCGTCAATTCGTATGGGCGTCGTGTGACTGTTTCGGCTTGGTGCGCGACTTCTATCGTGACATTTTCGGCATCGAATTGCCCAATATAGCCCGTCCAGAAGACTTCTATCAGAGAGGTCTAAACCTGTTCGGCGACAACTACAAGAGCATGGGCTTTCGGGAAGTTCAGGTCCATCCGACCGAGATCAAATTCGGGGATGTTGCGGTCGCCGCAGTCGGCTCCACTTTTGGAAATCACTGCGGTGTTTTCGTTGAAAACGGACGCATTCTCCACCACCTGTACGGTGGCCTTTCAAAGGTCGACCCGTTCCGGGGAATTATGAGGAACAACTGCATCGCGATCTATCGCCATCAGGATGTTCCAAGTGTCGTCGTCACCGAGACGGAGACACGAGATCTTCGGGACTTCCTTTCGCCGAGCAAGCAGAAGCTGTTGGATGAACTTCGAGCCGCCCATTCAGGAACTCAACCAGAAGCTGACGGACGGCCCTGAGCGCGTCGGCTTCGTCCTGACGACCGGCGAGATCGTCGAGGTTGAAAACATCTGTATCCATTCGGACAACGGCTTCGAAGTGTCGGGTCAGGACCTACTCAAGTACCACGACAAGATCGCCGCAACGTGGCACACCCACCCCGGCCAGAACTCGAACCTCTCGACCAACGACTGGTACGGCTTCCGCAACTATCGCGACTGGCTTCACCTCATCATCGGTACGGACGGAGTGACTTCGTATCGCGTCGATAAGGGCCGCGTCCTGACCGATCAGAAATGGGAAAATGAAGGTTAAGGTATTCCTCCACGGATACTTCGCCAAATTCCATGAGGGCCCGATCGAGGTCGAAGCCGCCACTGTCGCCGAAGCTGTCGCCCTCGTTACTCCCCAACTCCCTGGCTTCCGTCCAAACGCCGTCCACGGCCGCCACCGTATCTCGGTGGTGGGTTGTGACAAGGTCGAAGACTTGTACCGGCCGGCCAAGGACGGGGAGATCCATCTCATTCCCCAGTTCGTAGGCGGCAAGAAGGGCGGGTTTCTCCAGATCCTGCTCGGTGTCGCACTCGTGGCGGTGGGTTGGTTTGCGGGCGTCGGCTGGCTGGTTCAAGCGGGCGCGCTCGCCTTCCTCGGTGGCGTTGCGCAGATGCTGATGCCGACCCCCAGCAGCGAAGACGACCAGAAAAAATCTCACTACCTCGGAGCCTCCGAGAACACGGTCACGATCGGGACGCGCATCCCGTTTCTGTACGGCGAGGACCTGTGCGGCGGCCATTACCTCTCCTTCGACACCGACGCAATTGTAACGGGATAACAGCACATGAAACCAACTCCCGAGAAGATGATCGAGGCGTTCAGCAAGGCAGGAGGCTTCCGACCGGCTGAGCGGATGCTTCGCAGCATGGGCTTCGACATCTCCGAGCGGACGCTCCGGCGCGCGCTGGCAAACATGCCCACAGCGGCCGATGAGCCGTTCACGGTGGATGATGGTCCGGCTGTCGACATCGAAGAGCTGCTCGAGCGCCGGATCCGGGTTTTCGAAAAGAAAAACAAGCAGCGCGAGCACGACAAGCTGATCCCGGTCAGGATCAACATCGACGGCCCGGTCGGTCTCGGCTTCATGGGTGACCCCCACGTCGACAGCGACGGCTGCAACATCAAGCTCCTGCTTCGACACACCGAAATCTTCGACGGTCGCAACGAGGGCATGTTCGGTGCTTGCCTCGGCGACATGTGGAACAACTGGTCCGGCCGTCTCGCACGTCTCTGGTCCGAGCAGACCACTGATGGGGCCGAGGCCCGCGCACTGGTCGAATATTTCCTGAACCGCGTCCACTGGATGTTCGTGATCTACGGCAACCACGACCTGTGGTCTGGCCACTCCAAGATCCTCGACCAGATGCTGGCCGGCAATGCGGGCGCCGCCCGCGACTGGCGTGCCCGTGTCGGCCTGCGCTTCCCAAACGGTCGCAAGCTGGGCATCTACGCCGCGCACGGCTTCCCCGGCAATTCCATGTACCTGAAGAATTTCGGCGCCGTGAAGAAGGCGCTGTTCGACGGTCAGCACGACATCTACGTCTCTGGTCACATTCACTCGGCCGGCTACACGCTGGGAGCTCATCCCGGCGCCGAGCGCGCTTTCCACGCGGTCCAGGTCGGCACCTACAAGGAAATCGACAGCTTCGGCGATGCGATCGGCGCGGAGAACCTCAATCTCTACACCTGCCCGGTGGCGCTGATCGACCCGTACGCGACTTCACCCTTGAACTTTATCCGTTGGGAGTTCGACCCCGAGCAAGCGGTCGATCGTCTCGCGTGGATGCGTAAGCGGTGGGCCAATGCGTAAGTTTGCAGGCAGCGGCTTTGGTGGCGGTGGGGCGAGCAATAGTCCCGACAGCTATTTCACCGACGATATCGTCGAAGTGGTTCTGGCCGTCTCCGAAGGCAAGATCAAGGGTCTGAAGGACAACAGCGCCAAGAACTTCTACATTGGCGAAACCCCGCTGCTCAACGCAAACGGAAGCCCCAATTTTCAGGATTTTGAGCTCGACGTGAATGTGGGGTCACCGCAGGGCGAGCTCATCGTCTTGTCGCTGGGTGGCCAGGCCACCAGCACGACCGTCAGTAGCAGTCTCGCGCAGAATGTTGGCGTCACCAGACAGGGCTCGCAAGTCGACATCGACTGGCTGGAGCTCCGTCTCGTCATCAATCAACTCCTGCGTTCAAATGAGGACGGGACGAGCGCCCGAGATCTCGATGTGAGGATCGAGATCAAGCCGTCCGACGAAGCAACTTGGCAGCTTCCAGTCCTGTATGCCGAGATCGGAACGACGACCCAGCAGTATGAGAACAGTCTGAAGGTCGTCCACCGCGGTGACATCGTATCGGCCATGACCGCCGGCCGTACTCAGGTGATCTACAACCAACCTGCCGAGCCGGACCCGACCTCCGAAGAGCGTGCCCTGGCGCCCGCCTATGGCAACCGCGTGTGGTGGATCAATTCGGCCGCGGGTGAGTTCCACCCGAAGTTCTATTCGAATGAGGAGTTCTATGTTCCTGACGGTCTCACCGTTGACGCCACGGTCGGTCGGGAGAGCGCCACCTTCGAGGATGCGAACTACATCGCCCTGATCGACCCAACCCGGTCGGACATCAAGCGCACCATCTATTTCTGGACGTCTGGCACGCCCGCCAGCCCCCGGGTCGGTGACCTTTGGTACAATCCGGCCTCCGCCCGCTTATTGTGGTTCAATGGCGCTGCCTGGGTCACGTCGCTTCCGGCAAAGGGCACTTATGACCCCACCGCCGGCAACAAGATCATTTCCCAGAATGGCGTTCTTCATGTCAACGAGAAGATCACCTCGAACGCCGTCAAGGAAGTGCGGATCAAGGTCGACCGTATCGGCGTCCCGTACGACATCCGCGTCACCAAGCTGACGACGGACAGCGACGATCTCGAAGACGATCGCACCGACGTCTCCTGGGAGAGCTTCCAGGAGGTGAAGGCAGAGCCGCTGCTGTTCCCGAACCTGGCAACCATCCGTCTGAAGGGCAGGGCCAGCGATCAGTTCTCCAGCCTGCCGACGTTTCAGGGCGTCTACGAAGGACGGATCGTCAAGGTGCCCTCGAACTACGACCCAGTGGCTCGCACCTACGCAGGCATCTGGGACGGCACCTGGAAGCAGGCCTACAGCAATAACCCTGCCTTCGTCGGCTACGACATGGTCGAGAACGACGTCTATGGCATGAGCTCCACCTATCCGATCACGCTCGATCCTTTCGACGTCTATGAGGCGGGCCAGTGGTGCGATATCCGGCTCCCCAACGGCAAGCCCCAATTCACCTTCAACCAGCTGATCAAAGACCCCCAATCGCCGCGCGAGCTGGCCACCTACATTTTCGGTGTGTTCGGTGGTCGCTTCTTTGACGACGGCAACGGCTACGGCCGGCTGCGCCTGGACAACGGCCAAGCGCCGGCAGTCCATCTGTTCGCCAAGGAGAACGTCAAAAACGGCATCTTCAAGTATTCCTATACGGAAATCGAAAGCCGCATCAACGACTACACGGTTGCCTTCAAAAACCCGGCGCTCTTCTACGCCCAAGACCAGCGGCGTGTCAGGTCCCAGCCGGCGATCGACGCGTACGGGCGTGCTCCCGACGATTTCATCGCGGTAGGTTGTAACAACGCCGACGAGGCCATCTTCCGGGCAACGGTCAAGCTGCTGACTGATCAGACCGAAGTGGAAACGGTCACGTTCGAGACGGCGCGCGAGGGTCTCTATCTCGAGCCTTACGAGATCATCCTTGTCTCCGACGACACCATGGATGACGTCATCACCGGCCGCATCACAGGCACTGATGGCAGTCAGCTTATTTTCTTGCGGGACAACGTCTTCTTGGAAGACGGCTTCGACCACGAGATCGTCATCAACCTGAACCAGTTTGAGCTCGCAACCTTGCCGATCGACGTGGCGTCGGTTGGCCACGCGACAAAGGTGCTCAAGGTCACCGAGCAGCTGCCAAGCGGCATTCCTACCCAGGCAGTCTTTTCTATCGGCCTGAACGCAAAGCCTTACCGGGTTCTCACGATCGGTGAGGGTGGTGAGGGGGAAGGGGACAGCGAGAGCGTTACCATCAGCGCGATCGAGGTGAACCGGACGAAGTATCCCACCGCCGCCGAGTCACCAGGCTCAGTCGTCGTCGATATTCCCGAGTTCCCGACCGATCTCTCGGCCGTCACCAACGCGCGTGTGACACCCTTCTCGGAGGTCCGCAACGGTCGCCCTGTCCAAAATCTGCGTGTCGAATGGGATCCACACCCCAACAAATTCGTGCGGACCTATTCGATCAGCTCGCGTTTCAACGACGACCAGTGGCAGTTCAACGGCGAGGTGAAGACACCCCGGTTTGAGCTCTACGACGTCAAGCAGGGCCGCTACCTCTTCTCGATCCAAGCGCTGGCATTGACCGGTCAAAAATCCGTCATCGGCTATGCGGACATCGACCTCAGTGGCGAGGTCCGTGCGGTCGCCCCGATCAAGAACCTGACGCTCACCAACCAGTCTGGGGTCGACGGCGCGCTGCATCTGTTCGACGATGTCCATGCTGATCTGCAGTGGGAGCCTGGGGAGAGTGACCCCGCGCTCGCCTCTTACCGTGTGCAGATCTTCAACGACAGCGAAGTGCTCCTGCGAACGGTGTTCGTCAGCGCTCCGGCCTTCTCGTACACGACCGCGATGATCCGCGCCGACGCGGCCACGCGCCAGTTGCGCGTGGCGGTCACCGCCTACGATCTCTTCGGCAACAACTCGGCCCCAGTCTCTTTCCTGATCAAGAACCCCGCTCCGGCAGCACCCCTGGTGGCGGCCGACCGTGGTTTCGGATCGGTTTCCTTCTCCTGGCCGATCGACGGCCTGGTCGACTATGTGGGCGCCCTGATCTGGCTCTCAAACACGCCGGGGATAGATCCGACCTCTCATGCTCCCAGCATGGACATCAACAGCAACACTCTGTCGGTGGCGGTCCCGAGCATGAGTGTCTGCTACGCCGTGGTCGCTCTCTACGACACGATGGGCAAGACCGAACTGAATTACAGTCAGGAGGTCTTAGCTCAATCCTATCAGACGGTGGACATCGAACCCCCGGCTGACCCGACTGGCCTTGCGCTGTCCTCTCGCCTGGAGACGGTCGAGGGCGTCGTGCAGCGCATGATCCTGACAGCTGGCCTGAACGCGGCGGCCGACCAGGACTTCGCCTACTTCGATTTCGAGATCAAGCAGAACGCCGGCAACTGGGTGAGCTTCACCTCCAGTACGCCCACGTTCGAGTGGACCGTGCTTCCGCTCCAGACCTACAAGGTTCGTGCGTCTGCGGTCGACCAGTTCGGCAACCGCTCCGGCACCACCGCGGAAGAGACTTTGGTCACGCCCGAGTGCCCTGAACTCGCGGATCTGATCAACGGTGGCTCAGTCTCGATCGAAGGCGGCAAGGTCCGCGTCCAGGGCGACACCATGTTGTCGGACTGGCGCAACCCTGGCGATCTGACGACGATCGACGGCAACAAGCTGGGGACCGGAACCGTCACAGCTGACAAGGGCATCTTCGGCCAGCGTGGTCTTCAGGTCGAGGACATCATCTTCGACTACAACAGCCCGAGCACCAACATGGTGTCGTGGACCTCTGGCGTCGTGCGCTACACCGGCGACGACGGCAACACAGCCACGCGCAATATCGCGGCCGGCAACGCCACCTGGGCGACGAGCACCCTCTTCATTTGCTTCATGAAGGGCGCCACGACGCTTACGGCCACCACAGACCCTCTGACGGCCTTCGATCACGACGCGATCGTGGTTGCGACCTACAAAGGGGGAAAGTCCCTGGATGGCACCTACGGGCGCACGATCATCGACGGTGGTCAGCTGAAGACCGGCACGGTCATCGCCGACCAGGCGCGGGTCAACGCGATCGACTCCGATGCCATCCAAACCGACGCCATCAAGTCCCGGCACATCCAGGCAGGCTCAGTCACAGCCCGCGAGATGTTGATCACCAATTTCGACAATCTGAATTCTGATCCGTATTTTGCCAGTCAAAATGCCTGGGCAATACTACACCCCAGCGCCAGCTTTAGATTGAATGTTGGCAACATTGGCTACAATAGCAGTGGAACTGATTTGTTGATGCCGGCGCAAACGTCGGGAAATATTGCGATTAGCCAGTGGATATCTGTTGACCCAGGAGAAAATTACGAAATATCCGGCGTTATGCGTATGGGCACCGCCGGCACTATTGGCAATCTGCGTATGTATTGTCAGTGGGTTAAAGCAGATAAAACGACTATAATCACCAATACCATTCTTCCAGTATGGAGTATCGCAGACACTGGTCACACGTTGAGGTCGGTGTCTGCGAATGCTCCTGTAGGTGCATCGTTTGCTCGTCTTGTTTTTGACACCAACGGTGGCGCCGCACCAGACACCGCTTACGTGTGTGAGTACGGGTCTCTTAGAAAACGATATGGCGGAAGCTTGATCGTTGATGGCGGGATCCAGGCACAGCATCTTCAGGTAGGCACGGGCGGAAACTGGCTTGACAATGCTGATCTCAGTGCCGGATTGACCAATTGGGCACTAAGCCGCACCTCGGCGACTGTCGGTGCTGCCATACGAACTGACGGTTATGCACCTCCGGGTGGAGCGCTTCAGATATACACGGCTGTTGGGTCAGCAGCGGCTGACTATGGTTATTTTGTAGCGACCGATGCAGTTGGAGCGACTAAATATTTCCCGGTCATTCCAGGAAAGAAGTATCAACTTTCAGCATACTTCTATACGATCCGAACAAAGAACTTTGGCATTTTACGTTTTTACAATGCTGACGGAGTAGCTATTCTAGATAGCAATATCTCTAGCGGTGGTCCAGACAATGGACTGGCAAACTACAACCTTGGTCTATATCGTCGTGAATTTGTTATTGCTACGGCTCCAGCCGGCGCCGTAAAAGCTCTTGTAATTCTTGGCTCCTTGCCAAAAGTTGCCGGCACGGACTGTTATTGTTGGCTCGCTCGCCCCTTCTTTGGTGAGGCGACCGACAACCAGACCCAGCCGTCGCCATGGAGCGTTGGTGGTGCCACGTTGATTGGTCCCGGCAGCATTGAGACCAACTCGTTGTCCGCGATCAGCGCCAACGTCGGCCTTGTGACGGTCGGTGAGATCCGCTCGTCAGACGGCAAGCAAAGCTGGAGCCTGACCAATGGGCGCCTTCTCATGTCGGATAACACCTGATGTCGAACAGAGTTCTTCTCGGCAAGATCGGCGCCAACTACAAGCTGCTGATCGCGAAACCCAGTTATGATGTGACCACTGCTGTCAAGAACGAGCAGCTGGCTTTCAGCAGTGATTGGAACGAGGCGGGCAACATTCTGCAAGTCGGTCAAATCAATCTGACAGCCTCCAATTATGTCCGCCTCCCTCTTCCGTTCTACAACACAAGCCTGTCTTGTCTAGCCATGGCTAAGAAGGGAGGTCTATTTTATCCACTGAATGTTCTCCGGTGCATCATGCTTACGGACGAAACAAACCACAGTGTCGTGTTGCAGAGCTCCTACGGGTCGGTGACATTCTCCCTTGGGAATAGTGGCGCTTCTGACATCGTTTATTACGCGATCATGGGAAACCAATTTTGAGCAACAGACTTTGCCTGGGAAACAGAGGCTCGGACATTGGACTATTCATCTCGAAGCCGGGGGTCAACGTCATGACCGCAGCCGACTCCGACTTGCTGTTCTCGACGAATTTTCAGGCGTTCCAGTTTGTTCAGACGGGTCGCTTGACAATCCCGTCAGGCAAGGAGGTAACCATCACGACGCCGAACCTCGGCTTTTTTCCAATGATTATGATTTTTCCAAAGGTTACGGGGTTCAATGCTCAGTATACGTCTATTATATGGGCTCAATATTTGAGCTTCACCTCGATCAAGCTCCACTGCGACGTCTCTATCTCGAACGACGGAACGATGACCTATGCGGTATTAAGGATCCCAGTTGGCTAACAGGGTTCTTCTCACAGCAAGCGGCCTGAAGGTATCGAAACCCGGTTTCAACGTGATGACCGTGACCGGCAAGGATCTGCTGTTCGACAGCGATTTCGGTCAGGGTCCGGTTCATTCAAAGGGGTCGGTTGTATTCCAATCAAATATCAATCAGATAAATTACGGAAAAACGTTCGTGAACATGCCGATGATTATGTTCTCGTGCGTGGAGACGACAGGGCCGAATGATTATATCGGCCTCTACATCAACGATTTTGTTCTTTCTGCCTCTCCAACCAATGCTTCAGCATGGGTTCGGGTGAACGCCAGCAATTTCCAATACTCCGGCCCACTTAAACAGGGAATGGTCATGAAATATATCATCTGGGATCTGGATCTATGATTGTTGAATACGACGAAAAGGGTCAAATCACCCACATCATTTCCGACCCGGTTCATGAAACCGTTCTGGAGATGATGCTTGCCAAGGAGAGTGGCGTGCTGAACCTGCCGCCCCTTCCAACGCCTCTGGAGCATGAAAAGGACTGGGACACCGGTGAGCTTCGTTATAACGAAGACGGCTCGCCGAAGATGGTGTCGAACGGAAAGATCAGCCAGAACTGTGACATCCTGACGGACTATGTCGCGAACCCCGGCGATGACCATGTCACTCCCCGGCCGGTTCTGGATCTGCCGGATGAGATCTCGATCATCGCCGATGGCGTCGACATCAAGACGCTTTCCATTCCGGATCCCTGTGACGTCCGTCTCGACGGCGAGCCGATGACGCTCACCGGCGGCACGCTCGAACTCTCCTCCGACATGCCGGCCGAATACACGCTGGAGCTCCTCCAGTGGCCCTACATTGCCAAAACCATCAAGGTGACTGCCCATGCTCCTGAGTAAGAACCTGACGCCTCTGCGCGCCGCCGCCGTGGAGAAGATCGACAACTCAGCCGGCGAGGTGCGCAAACTGTTCATCACATCGGTACCGGGCCAGGAGATGGTCTATCAGCAGAAGCGCGTCGAGGCCGAGCTGCTGATGGCGCAACTCGACATCTCCCCATCCGAGATCCCACACATAACCGCCGAGGCGGCCCTGAACGGCATCACGCCTTATGACCAGGCGGTGATCGTGCTGACCATGTCCGAGCAGTGGACGGCGATTTCGGCGCAGATCGAGACCATGCGGTTGGCAGCAAAGGCCGCAGTCGCACAGGCCACCAATCCTGCTGCGATCGAACAGGCGTCGAACGTTGATTGGTCGGCGTTTTATGCCTAAACGCAACAAAGGGATCATTGCCTACGGCACCGACGAGGACCGTGCGAAGCTCGCGGTGCTCTCCAGCCTGACTGGCAAGACCGCGTCCGACTGGATCATCCAGGAGGTCCGGAGACAGTACGCCGCGGCCTTCGCCGACACGCCTCCTGAACGCATCATTGCGCAGCAGTAGCGACAAACAATCCCTTGCCTTCAGCCCTATATTGCCGGGAGCGTTTAAGGGAACACCATGTCCACAGAAGAGCTCAAAGGGGTCGTCATCAACGGCAAGGTCATCTCGGCCATTGTCGGATGTGTCTCCATTATCGGCGTGCTCTTCAGCGCTGTCGGCTACGTGACCTATCAGGGCTTCGTGCTGACCCAGGCCAAGGAAGACATCGCCAAGCTGGACGCGAAGGTGGACACCCAGGTGGCCAAGCTCCAGGCTCAGCTCGAAGCTTCCAACCAGCAGACTCGCCAGGACTACAAAATGATCCTCGACAAGGTTGAGGCCATGACCGGCGAGATGACCAAGCTGACGATCGCAGTTGGTAACGTCCAGTACAAGCAGGACAACACGCCCTCGAAACCGTGATGCACAGCGCAGCACAACAGGCCGAACAATGACGGCCTTCGGTCCCATATAGGGGCCATGAAGAAGTGGCTACACCCTGACTGGAAGAAGAAGCTGCGACACGCGTGGAGCAACCGCTTCCTTGCGGTTGCCGGCATCCTCGCTGGCATGCAGGCCATGCTCCCGTATCTGCCGGCCTTCCTGACGCTCTCACCGCAGGTGATGGGCATTCTCACGGGTCTGGTCGTGGCCGGGGCCTTCATCAGCAGTGTTTTTGTCAGCCAGAAGGTTTTTCGCAATGCCGATCAATAAAATCGTGGCGACCAAGCGTGGAAAAGCCGCCGTCCTCGCTGCCCTCATTTTCGCAGGCGCCTCCGGCTGGCAGGCCGTCGATCAGCCTACGCCGGCGTACACGCCGCCTGCCGTTGTCCAGATGGTCCGTCCGGCCGTCGTGGCGCCTGCACTCACGCCCGAGAAGCTGATCCACCAACAGGTCGCGGCCGGCAAAGTCCCTCCGGCCGTCAAGCTGGCGGTCGAGGAGATGATCATGCCCTGGGAAGGGCTGCGCCTGACCGCGTATCTGGACACCCTCCCGAAGAAGCCTGTGTGGACCGTCTGCCATGGCGAGACCCTCAACATCAAGAAGGGGATGAAGTTCACGCGCGAGCAGTGCGTGGCCATGCTGATCAAGCGCGTCACCCACGACTACTATCTGCCGCTGGTCGACGGCGTGAAGGACTACGCGGTCGCTCCGGTGTCGGTACAGGCCTCACTGCTCTCAGGCGCCTACAACTACGGCGTCAAGGCCGCGAAGAACTCGACCGGCGCGGACTGGATCAGCAAACACAACTACCTCCGGGCCTGTTCCGCTCTGACCGCCTTCAACAAGGCCGGGGGTGTGCGTCTCGACGGTCTCGTCAACCGGCGTGAGAACGGGGACAAGAACCGCAAGGGCGAGGCCGAAATCTGCGTGAGTGGTCTCTGATGCCTGCCTGGTTGCAACTGCTCCTGCTCCGCGCCGGCATCTGTGTCGGCGTGTTCCTGGCCGGCTTTGGCTCCGGCTGGATGAAGTTCGAGAAGGCGGCCGAGATCGCCGCCCTCAAGAGCAAGGTCACGCAGCTGCAAACCAACGTCGCGATCCTCGAAGCCGACTCCAGCCAGGCTGTCGTCGATGCCGGGAAGCTCGCCCAATACGACAAGAACGCAAAGGAGCAGCGTGATGCGATCACGCCTAAGAAGCGCACTACCTGTTTTGACGGTGATGATGCTGACCGGGTGCGCAACCTCTGGAAAGGTTGAACTCCCCCCGATCCCAGAGGATCTCCGGACCTGCTTCGACACAATGGTCGGTCCGTTTCCAGAGGGGAAGCCGATCGACGACCTCATGGTCTTCGACAAGATCGACCAGTTCATCCGGTCGGACAGGACCAAGTCCAGCTGCGGGAAGCGACTTATCGCCATCATTGACGCGGCCGGTGACCCCAAAGCTCTGGCTAAACTGTTGCGTGAGAGCAGGGCGCGCACTAAATAGGTCTTCCTATAGTATTCGGGGGACCTATGAAAAAGCTCATCGCCGGTGCAGTCGTCATTCTCGCCGCGGGCACAGGCTTGGCGTACGCCCTGATGCCCTCGGGGCCAACCCACCAACAAGTTGAAGACGCCATCGCCGGCACCGGGAACGTCCAGGAGGTGGTCTCATCCTCGTGGGATCACGACAAGCTGATGGTTCTCGTCTCCTGGAAGGACCTCACGAAGGGCCAGTCGGCGGCCGAACAGCTCTGTCTGTTTTTCCCGCAGGTCAGCAGCATCCATTGGGACAATAAGGCGGGCGAACAGCATCGATATCAGTGCAAATGAAAAGGGCCGCTGACGCGGCCCTTTCGTTGATCACTTGTCGAAGTCGACCGGGCATGCGCCGCCGGCGCAGTCGATGTGGACCTTGTCCACGTCCTCGGCCATCTGCTCGTTGATGGCTGCGACGACCGCTTCATAGCGCGCCTTGGTGAGCGGCTCTTCCGGCTGGTACTCGTAGGATAGGGTCTCGACCTGGGGAAGGACCGCCACGGCGCGCACCAGGTTGATGTTGGCGTCCATGACCTTCGAGTATTCCTTGTAGCTCACCTTCTTGGGGTCGTACTTCAGGGTGTAGGAGACCTGGTTGCCGCCCTCACGGCCGATCCAGAACGTCTCCAGGAGGCGCAGCCAGCGGAACTGCTCCTCCATCGTGGCCTCGCCAGCGGTGGTGACCTCGCCACCCATGTTGCAGATGACCGGAGCCGTGGGGAAGCCCACGATCGTCGTGCCCTTGTAGCTCTGCAGCTCTTTCGTCGGGTAGCCCTTGGCGGCATACTCGGCCACCAGCGGGTCGTCAGAGCGGAACTGCACCCAGCGGAGATACTCCCGCATGGCCGGCAGGTGAGCGCCCTCGGTGAGGCCGAACAGCTTGCTGGTCGTGCCAGCAGGCTTGATTGTCCTGCGGGTGTGCGGGAACACGACGCCGAGATCCTGGCTATAGGTGCCAGCCTCTTCGTCGACGATATTGGCGAGCTCCCTCATGCGCAGCCAGAAGGGCATCGAGCGGACGCTGGGCGCCAGCATCAGATTGTGGTTGGCGTCCTGGATCTGGACGCCGTCACCATCCACCGCGATCAGATCCTTGAAGCTGAGCCCATACCGGCGCATCGCCCATTCCAGGATGCCCGTCAGGGACACGCCGATGCGGTTCGTGCGCTTGACCTCCCGGTCGTAGATCGAAGACATGAGGTTGGTGCGGATCAGGGCGCGCGTGATGTGGCGCACAGCCTGCTCCTCCTCCCAGCTGTCGTTGGCATGGAAGAGCGCCAGGTCGCCGATCACGCAGAAGGCGCCCAGGATGAAGAGCACGATCTCGCCGCACGGGTTGACGATGAACTGGTAGTGGTGGTCCATCACCAGCTCGGCCAGAGCGATCTGCATCTCCCTGAAGTCCTCGCCGCCGAACTTGGCGAACGGGTAGACCAGATAGTCGTCGGTGCCCTTGAGGTTGACGCTCAGCTTCGACACGTTGAGGAAGCCGGTCTCGCCGGTCAGGTCGTGGTACTGGCGGCGCTGCATCTCCTCGTTGAGCATGTAGGCCCAGCGCTGCTGATGGTTGAGCGCAATCCCATTCCGGATGAGGTTGCGCGCCTGGCGCAAGCATTCATAGAACTCGTCGTCGACCGCGACCGAGTTGTTCGAGGACCAGAGGAACGAGCCGTATTGCGGGAGGCCGGCCATGGCGTCGACCTCGTCCCAGCTCCGGCCGAGGAACTCGATCGGGCGCTTGAGGTCGATGAAATCGAATATGCCTGGGTCTTTCCAATACTTGGTCGCAATGCGCGCAGCGCGGCGGGCGCCACCGACCAGGACGCACTCGGCGAGATAGTGGTCGGCGATGATGGCGGCCTTCCAGCGGGGCATGTTGAGGTCGCGGAGGCGGGCGACGTTGGCGATCGCGCCCATGAGCGGGCCCGGGCCGGAGGCCGGCCGGTTCTGCATGCCCTTGATCGGCTCGCCGAACCCGCGGACCTCGGTATAGTCGAGGATCAGAACGTGATCGTGCTGCCCCTTGTAGGTGGCGACCTCGATCTGCTCGACGCCCTCGGCCCAGCCTTCACGGCTGTCACCGACCATGTGATAGATCGTCTTCTCGCCGGCGTAGAGGTGCAGAGCCTCACGGGGCGTCATGTAGCCTGTGATCAGGCCGGAGAGCACGTCAGGGTGGGTGTTGTCGATGACGCAGACCACGCGGGGCTGCTTGGTCCAGTCGACGAGCATCAGGGCGTCGTCGTAGCTCGAGCCCACGCCAGAGCCAGAGAGCAGCAGCTGGAAGGTCATGGCGCGGAACATCGCCGTGGAGCAGTTGGTGAAGACCTCCATCGGGCGGTCTTTCTGGCGGATGTCACCATGCTGCAGGTGGCGGCCGGAGAGGAGGATGGTGCCCTCCGCGATATGGTAGTTGAGCGGCTCCAGGTCGTGGCAGTACGGGTCGAGCGAGGTGTTGCCCTCGGCCACGCGTAGGGCAACGTCGGCCCATCGCTCGCGCCGGGTGTCCGGCTGGCGGCCCATGAACGGTGCGTTGTCGTCGTCGGTGATCTTGATCAGGGGGAAGGTGAGGCTCAACGCGGACCACCAGGACTTGTAGTCAGGGTCTTTGGGGTTGAGCTTGGCGAAGCGTTTACCAGCCCAGTCGGCCTTGGCTTCGTCGGTGAGGATGAGGCGGGAAACGGTACGCTCGGCAACGCCTTGGCCCATCCCCGGAAAGAAATCTCGGGACATAAAAAACCTCTCAGTTCGGTAGGAACTGAGAGGTAGGAAATCAGCATCTTGTATGTGAGTGATGCATTCTGCTCACCCTATAGTATCACCACTTTTTGCCGCCAACTCCCTTGCGGTGTTCGGCGGTGTGATCTTTCCTGACCTTGTTGAAGGCCGTCTTTTCGTGGTAGGCGCCACTCAGGTCGTAGCCCCAGTGCTGGGCATATTGCTTGATCAGGTCGAGGGCCCTGCGGATCTGCTCGCCGATCATATCCGGTGCGCAGTTGTTGTTGCAGAGATCGTGGACTTTGGTGATCGCCTTGCTGATCTTCAGAAGGGCTGCGCCCTTGTTGTTCGGCAGCGAGTAGAAGGGGATGGTTGTGTCTTCCGGCAGCGGGTAGCTGAACGCTCCGGCGAAATCCCCAAGCCGGATGATGGCATCAACCAACTCCACCTCCGGCATCGGGCGGTGTGGCAGCTTGTCGTCCATCAGGCCTTTGCGTTCGCCTTCCATCGCCTCGGCGATCTCCGAGAGCACGAGCATGATAAGCTCGCCCTTGTCACGGTCGAGACGTGCGCCCGTCTCCAGGTCGTGCCACCACTTCGCGTTGTTGGCGTGGCACTCGGCGGCGAGTTGATTTAGGGTCATTCCAGTGATCATTTGAAAACTCGTCTTTGAAGTGGGGGAGGGGTGGCCCCTGACGCGTGGCCAGGGGCAGGGGCTCACAGCGGGCGGCTGTATGGCCAGGGCGGGAACACGCTGGCGTCGAGGAAGCCGTCGACGAGGAAGCCGTCGACGACGGGGACAGGCGTGCCTTCAGCGGCGGTGTTTACTGGCGCGGGTTCATCCAGGGGGTAGCCATCGTCATCGAGACGGGTGATGACCGGCGGTGCCTTCGCGGTCGCCGCCTGCTGTCGCTGACGAACACGCTCAGCCTGGACGGCCTTCAGGCGCTCGACCCACTCCTCGCCTTGATGGAGAAGATCCGCTTCCACCTGAGACTTCCGGCGGTTGTCGATCAGAGTGCCGTGGGCCATGGCGTCGATCAGGATCGTGCAACACGCCTTGACCGCGCCGAGGTTCTTGACGAGCGTGTCGCGCGTCAGCTCCTCACCGACCTTCCAGAGTTGGAGGTGTCGCATCGCGGCCTCCACGTAGGTCATTGCCTCGACCTTGGTGTCACGCCAGTTGTGAGGCTCATACTTCAGGAGCCCGTCGTACAGGGCCTCCAGCTCCGCCAGCTGGGCGGAGAGCGGGATGTAGGCGAGCGGTGGCTTTTTGTCGCCAAAGGCGGCCTTCGGGTTGGTGGGCTTAGCCATTGAGCAGGCCCTCCTTGATGAAGAGCTTGCGCAGCTCAGTCTCGCACCGGCGCTCGCCCCAGAATTCGATTTTGACGTTGCCGAGCGGCTCCCAGAACTTGGCGCACCAGGGGTAGGCGAAGACCTGGAGCATCTCGTCGGCGCAGATGCGACGGTCGTATTGCTCGAGCTCCTCCATGTGCTCCCACGGCTCGTTGACCGCAGCGAAGATCACGCGGAGCATGGCCTTCTCCAGGGCGCTGTAGCCGTCGATCGCACGCTTGACCGGGTGCGCCAGGTCCAGCAGGCCGAAGCCTTCCGACTGGTCGTGCAGCAGCGCAGCTTTGCGCAGGTGCTTGGGCACCCTGCGGTAGAGCTTCACTAGATGCTCGGCCACGCGGTAGGTCTTGGTCGTGTGTCCCGAGTAGCGGGGCAGACGGCTCACGGCCTTGATGGATACGTTGAAATCAACGTCGCTGATCTGGAAGTCCAGCGGGTTGACCAGTTTCATGTTGCTGAGGAGGATGTCGGAGTCAGCCATGGAAGAACCTCCGCGGTGCGGTCGGTTTCCGGCGGGGGATCAGGTACTGGACGACCCAGCCCTGGTCGATCGACTGGGCCATCTCGTGAGTGCCCTGATCGAACTTGTGACGGGCGTCCTTCAACACCGCGTCGAACTCCGCTGTCCATTCGGTACCGCAACGCTTGATTGCGATCACGTGCTGGCGAACATGTGGCCGGCCGAGTTCCTTGATGTCGTCGGGCCGGGGGCATGCGGGGGGAAGTGTGGAGACTGCTGTTGGGCCGAAGCGGGCCACCAGCGAGTGGTATGGGATGGAAAGACGACGGGCGACCATCGAGAGATTGCCGCCCGTCTTCCGGATTTCTTCTTCAACTAGTTCGTCAATCAGTGTTCTTTTCATTTGCCTCAAGCTCAATGTAGTAATCGGCTTGAGGGTATTTGTGACTGACCAACAGGATCTGCGAGATACGACTTGCGAGATACTCTAGGGTAAGAGCAGTATTGTGCGCGCGATCGGCGTCCATTGAAGCGTCGATCTCGTCGCCCAGGAAGACCGAGAACACATTGTTGGTCAGGACCTGACCGAGACCGAGACGCAGCGAGAGGTTTGCCACGGCTTTGCCAGAGCCCGACAATGTGTTCAGCGGCTGGCCGTCGACAACGATCTCGAAGTTCTCGTCGACCTCGATCACATTGCGCTGCCCGCCGGTCATCCTTGAAATGTAGTGGCTTGCCACCTTGTTCAGGGATGGGATCAGGTGCTGTTTGACGAGCTTGCGCAGGATCGTCAGCGCCTCGCGACCCTTCCGGTAGCCCTGTTCCTTCTCGCGTCTCGCCTTGATCTCCTTCTGGCGCTCGGCGTAGGCCTTCTGCTCGCGCTTGTAGGTGGCGAGCCGGTCCTCGTAGATCTTGGCCGTGTCGTAGGCCTTCTCCAGCTTGGTGAGTTCGTGAGGTACCGAAGCCAGTTGAGCGGCACGTTCCTCATCGATCACGCGGTTGACCTCCAGCTCCTCCCAAGCCCTTCGACGATCATGGTAGGAGGAAAGCTCATGCTCGTAGGCCAGGCGGTCACGCCAGAGAGCGTTGAGCTCCTTGGACGTCGCCGAGGCCGGCTCTACGGCTTCGAGCTCTGCACGGCGTCCCTGAGCTTGGAGAGCGGCCTTGAACTCCGCCACCTGCTGGCGCGTATGCACCGGCTGGACAGCGTCCTTTACGCGTTCCCAATCGTCCCTGACCTTGTCGAACGCCTGCAGCTGGCGACGGGCCACGTCGACGTTGACCATGTCGGGCTTGCTCGGCCGCTCCAGGCCTTCCAACAGTTCCTCCGCCACGGACAGCTTTTCGGCTACCTCGTTGACACGCGCGGCCTCGATCGGCCACTCGAACGAGCAAGACGGGCAATTGTGCATTCCGACAGCACGGAGGTCGTCGTATTGCTTCCGAAGGTGGTCGCGCCTCTCGAACTGACGGATTAGTTCCACATCAGCATCGGCCTTCGCAATCTGCTCTGCCGTCATCGTGGTCGGGTAGTTCCGCCGGATCTTCTCGCGCAGTTCCCAATCGTCGATGCCCTCCTCGGAGAACTCCGGGGGAGGTGGCGGCAGGCGCTTGAGCTCGGCCTGGGCCTGCTCGTAGGCGCGGGCCATATCCAGCTCCTGCTCGATCTCACCCGCAGACTGATTGCAATTCGCAACCGGTTCCACGGGCTGCGCCTGCCGGGGTTGTGCAAGGCGGCCCTTGATCTGGTTCAGCTCGTCATTCAGGGCGCGGAGCTGCGCCACATTGCCGGCGATCTCCGAGCTCTCGACGTACCCTTCCGGCTGGTCCGGCTTGGTGGGCTTCACCAGACCGTCCTCCATGCCAGAGATCAGAGAGGCCAGGCTGTTGGCCTCCTGGCCGCACCACTTGGCCAAGTCGTCGATCGCCGACAGGCCGATGACGCTGTCGACCATGGCCTTGCGCTCGGTTGGCTGCATGGCGCCGAGCTTCTCGATGTCGCCCTGGTTGGCGACACAAGCGGTATCGAACACCTTCAGGCCGAAGCCGAGGATCTCGGTCACCTTGGCATTGACACCCTTCTGGCCGGTGGCGGCCGGGTTGCCGCCGCGGAACAGCTTGGCGGAGGTGATCGTCCGATCGACGGTCCAGGCCTCACCCTTTGTGGTGAAGGTCAGGGCGGCTTTCAGGTTCTTGTAGTCTTCGGCCTTGCCCCGCAACGCGGAGGTGCCGAAGAGACAGTACCGGATCATTTCCAGGATGACGGACTTGCCAGCTTCATTCGGACCGGTGATGGCGCCGAAACCCTTCTGGAATGAGAAATCCCCCGACAGGGTGCGGCCTGTCGAGGGAAAGGTGACGCTGTATGTGAGGTGGTTAAGCACTAGGCCACTCCTTGCATTTTCCTTGGGATCGCGCCTTGTTCACGGCGCTGATGACGATGTCGGGCATGGTCTCGGCGAAGGTCCTCGCCGCGAGCAGGAGAGGGGCATGTCCGAACGCGCCGGCGCGCTTCATCTCCTCGATCATGCCCACCTCGGCAGGATGGAGGCCCTCCGTGGAGAGCCACTCGTCCATCGCCCTGGTGATCTGGAGGCTATTCGGCAACTCGGCTCTCCTCGTATCGGGTCAGGATTTGCGAGCGGACTTCGTCCGGCACGCCGGCCTCCTCGAACGCCTGGCTGAACAGCCCCATCAGGTTGAAGTCGCCCATGACGACCTCCTCGGCTTCTTCGGCGTTGGTGCCGGCGCGCTGAAAGGTGAGCTGCAGGCAGTCCACCTCCACGTCGAGTCTCTCGCCGGGGGCGAGCAGGACGCGAACGCACTTGTCGCGGAGGTCTTTGCCGCCCAGCTCGTCGAGGGGGAGGGTGACGTAGATCTCGCCGTTGTCCTCGCCGTGGGCGTAGGGCTGCATCGAGCCGATCTGGACGACCTTGACGCCGTCTCGCTCGAACTCGTCCGGCAGGTGGACGTGGCCGGTGTAGGCGGTCTTGCAGCCGACCTCGGCCAGCCTCTTTGTCGGGATCATGTTGTCCTCGCCGAACAGCGTGTCCCAGTGGCCGAAAGCGACGTCGATCTTGTCGGTGACGAGCTCGCTCGCTGGGAGGGTAGGGTGGAAAGGAAAGAACCCGACCCGGTCGCCGCCGATCTTGGTGACGTAGCCATCACCGGTGTGGCGAATGACGTGGACATTCGGCAGGTGGCCGACGATCAGCTCGAACAGATCCAGCGCGCCCTTCTTCTCCAGGTCTCTGGAGATGTCGTGGTTGCCGGCGATGACGAAGTATTCCGTGTTCGGGTTCGTCCTGGCGGCGGCCAGATAGGCCCATGCAGCCTGGAACACGACGCTGTAGGGCACGGCCCACTTGTCGAAGAGGTCGCCCATGCAGATGAAGACGTCGTACTTGCCCGACCCCTTCAGGCGCTGCCGGAAATCCTCCATGACCATCTTCTCGCGGAGACCACGCTTTTCAAGCGAAACACCCCGGACGAAGGCTCGTCCGAGGTGCGGGTCTCCGAGAATGCCGACGCTGGCGGCGCCGATTTCAATCTCGGTTATGCGGTTCATTTTAGGCGGCTTCCTTTCTCAGTTCCTCGCGGGCGACGAAGATCGTCTTGATCTGGTGGAGGACGTCGTGCAGCGCGTTGTGGACGTCGCCGTTGAACGGCACGTTGATCTCCGGGTGATCGGGGTTCCCGCGCAGGCCGGCGATGTAGCTGTTCATGTCGCGGGCGTAGCGGTAGTGGAACGGCAGGTGGAGGTTGAACTGCCGGAAGTAGGACTGGATGAACGAGTAGTCGAAGCTCGTCGGCTTGCCCCAAAAGCGCAGCGGCGCATCCGATGGCGCACGGCCCTTGTTGGCCCACTCCTGGAAGGCCTTGAGCACGAGGAAGGGATCCTCCATGCGGGCGCAGATCTGCTGATAGACCTTGAGGTTCTTGCCCTGCCAGAAGGCGCGGGTCGACTCCTCCCAGAAGCGGCCGGGGGCGACGATCAGCGCGCGATCGAACATGTCAGAAGCGTCGACCGTCATGGTCACGGCGTTGAAGCGCACCGCGGCGATCTGAATGATCGCGTTGTGCTCGGGATGTGTGCCGGTCGTTTCGATGTCGACCATCACGTCAAGATTGCGAGTTTCCATTTGTGCCTTTCGAGTTCTTTCCAGGTCAGGGAGCGTGCCGAATGGTCCCGGATCATCGAGTAGGGGATGCAGAACCATTCGTCGGTGGGGATCCTGTGGATGTAGACGAGGTAATCGCCGTGAGCCGCCAGGATCATGGTGGCCATCGCAGAGGGGATTTTCCGGAGCAGAGAGAAGCGAAACGCGGTGTCGTCCTGGGTGGACTTCACCTCGGCGAAATGGACGCCGTTGTGGGCGACAACATAGTCGCTCGGGGCCGATCGGGTGAACCCGATCACGCCGGTTCGACCGCGGACTTCAGCCGCGTCGACCACTCTCCAGACCCAGGCTCGTTTGCCGAGCTTGTTCCAGATACGCTCAAATTCTTGTTCGGAGGATTTTCCAGTGTTCTTAGCCATCAGGGGCGCATATGGGCGCCCCTGATGTTGTCGAGAATGCTAGATCTTGTTGGTACTATAGGGGAAGATTAGTTTCCCCGCGCAGCAGTGGCTGCTGTCATCAAACGGCCTTTGGATCGACCTTCTCCACGATGTCCAAAAGTTTAATCCGAAAATTGCGTGTTTGCGCTTTGCCCTCGGCAAACCAAAGACATGTTGCCACACCCCCGCTATCCACTGCCAGGGTTGGCAATTCCTCGATCACCATGTCCGGTCCTCGGACCCCGCGGACGCGAACAATGGTGCCGACCTTAAATTCTGCCATGCCCAGACTCCTTGCTAAATCGCTATTGGCGCGGCGATGCTAGCGTCGGCCACGTAGTTGTCCAGCCGGAAATCCTCGAACCGAAAGGCGAAGATATCCTGGACGTCCGGGTTGATCCACATCGTCGGCAACGGCTTCGGCGTGCGCCGGAGCTGTTCATGAACCTGCGGGAAGTGGTTCAGGTAGATGTGGGCATCACCCAACGTGTGGATGAACTCCCCAGGCTGCAAACCGGTCACCTGGGCGACCATCATCGTCAGCAGGGCGTAGGACGCGATGTTGAACGGCACGCCCAGGAAGATGTCGGCCGAGCGCTGGTAGAGCTGGCAGGACAGCCGGCCTTCAGAGACATAGAACTGGAACAGGCAGTGACACGGTGGCAAGGCCATGTCGTCGACCTCGGCTGGGTTCCAGGCAGTCACAATATGCCGGCGCCCGTTGGGGTTCCCGATGAGATCAGTGACGACGTTCCGGATCTGGTCGATCTGGCCGCCGGCCGGGTCTGGCCATGAGCGCCATTGCTTGCCGTAGACCGGGCCGAGTTCACCATTTTTGTCGGCCCACTCGTTCCAGATCGTGACGCCATGGTCGTTGAGATATTTGACGTTGGTGTCGCCGGCCAGGAACCAGAGCAGCTCGTGGATGATCGACTTGAGGTGAAGCTTCTTCGTCGTCAGGACGGGGAAGCCGGCGGCGAGGTCGAAGCGCATTTGATAGCCGAACACCGAACGCGTGCCGGTGCCAGTGCGGTCGCCGCGGTCGACGCCGTTGGTGAGGACGTTGCGGAGAAGGTGGTGGTATTGTTGCATGTCTTTCCTTATCGATAGACGGCGTAGAGGGCGGGGGCGAGCTTCTGAGGCTTCTCGCCGAGGGTGACGAGCTCGAAGCCCTGGCTCCCGTCTCGCCAGTCGCCATGTGTGTCGCGTTTGATGATCCGGACCTGGGCGGCCTCGCCGGCAAACCTGGTCTTCTCGAACCCGACGACGGTACCGATCCATTGAAAATTGTGGTCGGTTCCCATGCACCCGTCGCACCGGAAGCAGATGATCAGCGAGTTCCTGAGCTTGCGTTTCAGGATGAGGTTGTCGAACATCAGGCGATCACCTCCAGCGGCTGGCTCGGGAAGGTGCCGCCATAGTCGAGCAGCATCATCCTGAGCGTCTCCGATGAACCGACGAGCGTCGGATAGAAATCTCGACCCGTCCCCACAGCGACAAAGATCTTGCCGCCATTGTGGTTGATTACGGCCACCTCTTCGGGCGTCAGCTGCCAAGCACTTACAACGAAGCGCCCGTTCGTGAAGAAGTGGCCGGGGAGGATATCGTCCCGGCCTGGAGGGGCGGCGATCGGCTTGGAGCCGACGAAAGGTGCTGGGAAGCCCATCAGCGTTTCCTCATCATCTTCTTGAGCTCGGCCTGCATCCGGCGGCGCTGCGCGCGGTTTCCTTGGCCGCTCGTGGCGGCCTTGGAGAACTGCTGGATCTCCTGTCGTTCGAGGCGACCGGCCAAGTGAACTTGCTCCAGCTCGAATGAGCGGCGGTTTTCCTCGCGGAAGGCCTGACGCATGGCCTCCCGCTGCTCTACGCTAATCGTATCCATTAGAGACGAGCTCCTTCATGGAATTTGATGGCGACCGGGAACCGCGGGATGCCATCGCCGGTCGGGGTGAAGAACTTGATCGTCGCCTGGCGGCCAACCCAGACATCAGCCTCCTCCAGCAGCTGGCGGCAGAAGTTCTGCGTGCCGGCGATGCCGGCGCCGAAGGTGCGTCCGTCCGGCAGCTCGACCGTGAGGCGCTTAGCGTAGCCCGACCAGTTGCCCTGGCCTTCGACGACCTCGACGATCTTGAACTCGGCGTCCTGGAACTCCTTACGCTTCAGGAGGTGGGCCGAGCGCTTGCCGATCTCGTATTCACCGTCCACGCGCCCCATCTGGCCTTCCCAGCCCTCGCCGAGGAACTCCTCGTAGTCCTTGTCGAACATCGCCTGGTTGAAGGCGATGCGGGTCTCGACCGGGAACAGGTGGGTGCAGCCCTGCAGCATGGCGTTGTAGACCGGCGCGCGCTGGAAGAATGTGCCGTCGAACGAGGGGATGTCATAGACGTGATACTGGACCACACCAGCGGTCGCCGGGTTCGGCTCCTGCTTGCGGACCAGCGAGACGATCTGCTCGAAGTCGGCCTTCAGGTCGTGGTTGTAGAGCTCGCCGTCCAGTATCAGGTCGGGGTCGGCGGCGAAGAACGGCGCCAGCTCCTCCTCGATATGCGGGCAGGAGACGATCGGCTTGCCCTGGCGGGAGAACAAGCCCTCGGCCCGGGCGATGCAACGGATGCCGTCCAGCTTCGGCTGACTGGCGATCGGGAACTTGGTCTTTCCGGCCTTGTAGCCCTTGGCGAGCATCGGCTCGAAGAAATTCGGCGTGGCGCAGGCCTCCGGCGTCCGGTGATATTGGCGCTCCAGCTTCTTGCGTTCCTCGGCCTCGGCCTCGAACCGAGCCTGGCCCTCGTTGGTCTCCTGGCTCTTTGCGTAACAGACAGTCCAGTCGGTGGGCGTCTGGGCGCCGTCCACGAGGCCGGAGATCGAGCGCCAGCTGTTGCGGTCGACTTCGTATCGCCAGCTGCGGAGGCGGCCCTGGGTGTCGAGCTTGTAAATGGGGTTGGATGAGATCACTGAGCAGTCCTTCGGTTGCGGTAGACGTCGTTAAGGGTTTCGGAGACGCGGCCGATCGACACGTTGTGGTGTGTGGCGATCTCGTGGAACGTCGCGTCGGGGTTCTCGTGGGCGTAGCGCTTGATCCGCCGGCGCAATCCCTCTGTTAGGGCCGACGAGGTGCGACGGGCTTTCCGGATGGGCGAGGCCCGAAACATCTCGTTCTCGATGATTTCGATGATCTCGACGCCAAGCTCGATTGGGGCGCGGTCGGCAATCGCCAAGAGTTTAGCCCTGGCGGTGATGATGCTCACTGGTAAGCCTCCTTCGTTGGTGTAATGGCGAAGCGCCAGTTGGAGCCTTCGGACTTGTTCTCCTCGATCTCCAGTTTCATACGTTCGAGCAGGGCGACGACGTCGTCGTCCAACTCGAGAATGTTGTCTTGGTCGTCACGGATGTGACGGGCGATCAGCTGCAGTTTCATGTCAGTGCTTTCTCCAGTTTCGTTCTTGCTCGACTGACCCGGCTCTTGATGGTCCCTTCGGGCAGGTCGAGCATCTCTGCGGCCTCGCCGTATTCGTGACCCAGCAGCCCCACCAGGTAGAGGGCTTGTTGCATCTTCAGTGGGAGGGTGATGAAGGCGTCCAAGAAGTCCCGAAAGTCCTCCCGGGGTTCCTGTGGAGCGTCCATGGCCATTGCCATGGTGTGATGGTCGTCCGGGTCGTCCAGGATGCGTCCATCACGGCGCTTACTGCTGATGAACTGGTTTCGCAGGATGGTGAATGTCCACGCCGCGAGGTTTGTCCCTGGCCGGAACTGGGTCCGGTTGGTGAGAGCTCTCACCATGGTATCCTGCAGAAGATCCTCGGCCCCATCGATCGTGCGGGCGAGTTTCATTGCCTGCCGGAAGAGGTGGGGCCGCAGCCCCACCAGTTCCTCCTCAAATGTCATGCTGCTTCCTTGATGAGCTTGCGTTTCTGGAACATCAGGTAGTCGACGACCGACAGGACGTGGTCGTCGCCGAGGCGCTGGCCCGCGGTGTCCTCGGGCAGAACGCCGGGGAGCTTGGGCGCCTCGTAGAGCTCGATCTGGCCAGCCGGCGCCTTCTTCGGGTCGTAGGGCTCGAAGGTGACCCCCAGTGCCGGCGAGCTGTCGAGCTTGCAGGCCTTGAAGATGTCCGGGTGGTTGTTCATGCACTCGCCGAGCATCTGGATGCCGTCGAGCACATGCTTGTGGTGGATCGAGAACACGAGTTCGTCGTGGATCGGGACCATGAGCCGCATGATGCGGAAGTCCCAGCCCATCTCCTTCATCCGAGCCATGACTCTGATCGCCGTACGTTTGGCGATCGTGGCGCATGTGCCCTGGACGACCGAGTTGACACCCTGGTTGAACGCCCGTTTCTGGATCTTCTTGGCGATCCAGTGGACGAGCGCGTTGTAGGTCGCCATCTCGGCGCCGTTGCCCATGTCGAACTTCTGCTTGAACGAGATGAGCCACTGGTTGGTGGCCTCGTAACGGACGCGACGGTGACCGTCAGGCAGGTAGACAACACCCTCACGGGCGATCTCTTCGATCAGGCCAGTGCGCCACTGCTCGGCGACCGAGAAGCGATCCCGATACATTTCGGTCGCCATCTTGGTCTTTTCCTGCGACCAGCCCATCCGCTCGCCGATGGTCGCCAGCCAGCCCGAGAACCAGTAGTTGAAGTTCGAGTTCTTGCCAGCCTCGGTACGCCAGTATTTGTAGGCCTTGTCCGGCTGGAGCGGCTCGCCCTTCAGGTTGGTGAAGAGCCGATCGTGGTTGTTAAACTTGGCGCCAAACTCCTCCAGGAAGGTTTCGACGTTGTCGTATTTGGAAAGCGCCTTGAAGGTCGTCTCCGTCAGGCCTTCGCAGTCGGCCGCCAGCACCGCCGTCGCCGAGCCGGTGTGCAGATCCTTGTGCGGGATCTGGCAATAAGCGTCGATGAACGTCGGATCCTCGCTGAGCTCGCCGATGATGACCAGCTCGATAGCCGACCAGTCGCGCGAGAGAACAAGGTGCTCGTCGTCGTCGCCTTCGAAGAAGCCACGGACGTAGGTGCTCTCACCACGCTTGGCGAGCTGCATGGCGTTCGGATCTTCACAGGCCATGCGCCGAGACGCCAGCATGGAGGTGACGGTCGGGTACATCCGGCCGGTCTCCGGGTCGGTGAGCTGGCTGTAGGGCGTCAGGTACAGCTTCATGCGCTGTTCGATGCTGGCGAGCTCGCCCATCGACACGAGGAGGTTCTTGGCCGTCTCGTGGCCGTCCTCCTTGAACCGGTCGATCAGCTTGCCGCGCGCCTCAGCGTCCGACTGGGTCTTGTTCTGGTTGACGATGACCTTCGTGCCCGTCAGGTCATAGAAGATCGTCCGCATGGGCATGTAATGCGAGAGGTTGACGCCCTTGGGCTCGGGGTCGCCGTTCTCGTTGGCCCAAGCGTTCGACACCGCACCACGAACCTGGATGCACTGCTTGTAGGCATCCGGCCAATCAGGCAGCTTGCACCAGTCCTCGATCTGCTTGCGGTATTTGTCGGCGCTCTTCTGATACCAGCTGTCGCGTTTCTCGAGACCGGGGTGTTTCTCCTCGGGGAACGGCAGGAGCTCCTTGACGCTGGACTTGGTCTTGCGGAGCACCTCGGCGGTGTTCTCGCGCTCCTCGGCGCGGCGGGCCAGGATGTTGTCAAAGTTGACCTTCATGCCCACCTCGCGCATCTGCGCAAAGAGGTGGATCATCGGGTTCTCCTGCTCGAAGAACGTCTGCGTGACGCCACGGTTGGTGTCGACCATGTACTGGAGCAGGCGGCGGAAGAGACGCAGAGCCCAGTAGGCGTCGTCGGCGCCATAGGCGGCGACCTCATCACCCGTCAACTGGCCCATGTGGGCCTTGTCGCCGAGGACTTCGTCGAACGTGGTCATGTTGTAGCCGAACCACGACTTGACCGCCTTTTTCAGGCCGTAGCCGTAGGCAAGGTCGTTGACGTAGCCGTTGTAGCTATGCGCCGCCTTCGATTGCTTGCCGATGATCGAATAGACGATCTCGGCCAGCCGGCTGTCGGTGAACTCTCCCTTCTCGGGGTCGAAGCCGCCCTGCGAGCAGAGCTGCATCATCTGAGTGATCAGCGGGGCGAACGCACCGCGGCCGGCATAGCGGAAATTGTTGGGATCGTATTCGTCGGGGCCATAAGCCGACACCGCCATCTGCAAGGTGCAGATGATCTCCGGCAGGTCGTAGCCGAAGCAGGACTTGAACGCGCTGAGCTCGTAGGGCGCGTTGTGAGCGATCCAGTAAGCATCGCCGGCCTTGGCGTCGAGCACGGCCTTGGCGGCGTCCCACGGGACGCGGTTCTCGACGTCGGCGTGCGCCAGGTTGAGATAGTAGGCAGTGTCCGAATTCTCCGGGTAGACCGAGAAGCCGGTCATCACCGTCCGGCGCATGTCGAAGACCAGCTTCTTCGCCTTGGACTTCTTCCGGCTGACCGGGTCGACGCTCATGAACTGGTTCAGGCCGTCGTGGCGCGCATCGTCCTGGGTTTCGCAGTCCAGACCGTTGAAGGGGGTGGCCTTCACCTGGCTGACGATGTGCGGGATCAACTGGTCGACGTTGCGAGCGTCGACCAGCACGGTCTTGATCGTCATTGCATGAACTCCTTGAGGGCTTGGTCGGCCTTGTAGAAATCGGGCTGACCGATGATGGTGTGCTCAGTGACGAGGTCTTCCGGCACGTCGAGGAACCCGATGATGTCCCAGTAGGCCTTGAACTGGTCGGGGTTCTCTTCGAGCCAGCTGACCATCTTCGGCTGGAGCTTGATCTGTTTCTGCCAGCCATCCTGGCCGGCGAAGATCATGTCGGTGGCGCGCTGGAGGCGCCGTGGGCCGTTCTCCTCCCACAAGCTCTCGCCGAAACGGGGTACGCCAGGGATCTTGTCCGAGCTGTCCCCGACCCAGGTTTTGTAGAGGCGGGTGTCCTTGGGTTCGACGCCCTTCAGCGGGTTGGCACCACAGACGACGTTCTTGGGGAACTCGCCGACGAGCTGCCACATGTCCTTGTCGTTTGAGTAGATCGCGACCAGGGCACCCCGGGCCGCGTAGCGGCGTGCAAGTAGCGCGATCACGTCGTCGGCCTCGTAGCCGGGGACCTTGATCTGTACCGCCTTCGAGTGCTCCAGTGTCTTTTGAGTGAGGTGGAAGCCGTTGTAGATGCCGGTGTCCGGTGCCTTACGGCCGACCTTGTAGCCGGGGAAAATCTCGCGGCGTTTCTGGCTTCCCTTGGGTCCGTCCCAAACACAGATGACTGGATCGGGACAGGCGAACACGTCCTGCATGAAGTTGCGTGGTGCCAAGCCGGAGACATCCGTTTCCAGCTCGACACGCAGGTACGAGTTCATGTCGTAAACGCGGATCACCCGAAAATCTCCAGGTAACGCGCGTTGAGATTGAGCTCCCCGCCGGGGTATCGGAGCGTCCCGGCGGTGATCGTGCCTAGCTGCAGATCAAGCCCTGATAGCTGCTTGACGGCGACCTCGTCGGCGGTGACCAGAACCGGCGGCTTGGCCGCCGGTTTGATCGCAGACGAAGCGGGCAGGACAGCAGCCAGCCCGAGCGCCTTGAGAAAGGAGCGGCGCTGCATCAGTCGGCCGCCGCCATCCCGAGCGCTTCCTCGTACAGATCCAGGATCGAGTCCTGTTCCTGGCGCTCGTCGGCGTCCAGCTTGCGACGGGCGATGATTTTGCGAATGGCCTTTTTGTCAAAGCCGGTGGAACCCGCCTCGGCGTAGACCTCCTTGATGTCGTCGGTGATCGTGGTCTTTTCCTCTTCGAGGCGCTCGATGCGCTCGATGAAAGCTCGCAGCTGTCCAGCGGCCACGGTCTGGCTGTCTTCGGTGGTATCCATGTTTGTTCTCCGGGAGTTGAAACAAAAAGGGCGGGACTTGCGTCCCGCCCAGGCTGGCCGGGTGAAAGGATGAGAAGCCCCGGCTAAACTCGGTTAGCCAACGACCGTGTAGTCGCGGAAGTCGAGGATGCCCCAGGTGTTGCCGTTGGAGGCCTGCTCCAGGTAGCCCACCGTGACGTCGATCGTGTCGCCGGCCGGGTCGTTGCCGTCCTTCTGCATCTGCTTCACCAGCTTGGCGAAGCTCTTGAAGCCGGTCGTCGAGAACGAGTGGCCGAGGATCGTGCCGGCGGTGACCGTCTCGTCCTTCAGCTTGATGTCATCGAGCAGTTCCAGCTGGATGTCGGCCGACCGGTACGGGCGGGCCTTCGGGTCCACCGCGCGGGCCTCCGACAGGGCCTGAGCCCAGGTCGAACCGTCCGTGGTCATCACGCGGTCGTAGGTCTTGCGGTAGGTCGCCGGGTTGCCGTACTTGACCGACTCGCTGTAGGCGACGTCGCTCAGGTCGATCCGGACTTTCATTTCCTCCAGAAGCGGCTTCTTCGCGCCGATCTGCAGGCCATGCTCGTTGACCTTGAGCCACTCGTCGACAACGACGGCACCCGCCATCGCGTCGTCCAGGCCCATCGGGCGACCAGCCTGCGCGACCGCACCCTGGCTCGGCGAAGCAGTGGTAACGGCGTTGGCGCCGTTGTGCTGAGCGTTGTCCTGGGGGATGGCAGCGGCGGCTTGGGTAGCCTGAGCGATGGCATTGTCGATATTGTTCATGAACAGTTCCTTCGTGTTTGCGTTTTCAACACCGCTTCGTGCGGTGAACTTGAAATAAGAAAGGCCCGTCGAATTACGACGGGCCTTTTCTTCTTGTCCTAGAGTACCGGTGTGATTGTTTTCTATGCGGCCTCTTTTAGTTCCTCTCCTCCTTCGATGTTGTGCTCGTAAAGCTTGAGCACCTCGTGCGTCGGATCCACCTTGTGAGCGTCCAAGCTCTTCTGGTAGATGATGAACGTGATCCGGTTATCCAGGCTGTCCTCGTACAGCAGGACCGTGATGCGCAACGGCGAGCCACGCTTGCCGCGGATTGCACGCCGGTAGGCCTGCAACACCGTGGTGTCGAGGAAGTCCAGCGAGGCGAAGATCATGTGATCGACCTCCTGATCCCCACAGAACTGCCAGTTGAAGCCGACGTCGGCGACGGCCGGCGAGGCGATGATGCAGTTCAGGCGCCCCTCACGGAACGCCAGGTCGATCTCACCGCGCTGCTTAGGCGTAACGTCGCCATTCAGGATGTCTGCCTTCAGTCCGTAGGAGCGGGCCAGCTCCAGGATCCGATATTGCTGGGGCTTGAGGGCGGCGTAGACGATCACTGGCTTGCCGGTGCGGGCGTGGTCCTCGAAGTGGAGATCGAGGCGTTCCTCCTTCCCGCAGCGGGCACCCTTCATGATGTCGATCGTCTTCCCGCTCTCAGGGTCGGAGAGATCCGGGAACGCGTTCGGGTGCTCCATGATCTGGCGGGCGCGGATGAAGCCGACACCCGGCTGGGTGCCGTCGAGATAGAACTTGTCGAGTTCGACAAATGCGTCGTCCTTGAACTTGTCGTAGATCTCGCGTTGCTTCTCGGACATCTGGACGTATTCGGGGATGATGACCTTGGCTTCCTTGCCGTAGACCATCTCGAACGTCCGGCGGATGCCGTGCTTGCCGAAGATCGCCGACAGCTTTTCGTGGTTGCGCCAGGCCTTGAGCTTCCCGGTGATCGGGTCCTCGATCGAGTGGTAGTAGTAGAAGCCCTTGTAGGAGGGATAGTAGCGCGGCTCGATGATGCGGATCGCCGGATAGGCGCTGTCCAGGCGGCCGGAGACGAGCGTGCCGGTCATGCCGCCGAAATACTCCATCGGCCCGCGGAAGAAGCTGTCGTAGAAGCCCTGCGTGCGCTGCGAGGCATCTCCTTTGTATCCCTTGTGGATCTCGTCGACCTGAACCGCCTTGACGAAGTCAGGCAGCGCCTCCCAGTGGGTCGAGAAGGCATCGAAGCCCATCAGGAACACCTTGGTGTTGCCAGGGTTGGCGAGCTCATAGGGCAGCTTGGTGCGGGCCTGGAGCATTCGGCGGTCGATGGTCATGTCCGCACGGGCCACGCCGGTCTCGCGGAGGGCCTTGAAGCTGGCATTCTGAGAGCCGATCAGCTTGTACTTGCTGCGGCTGTGATCCCATTCCATCAGGGTCTCGGCCAGCTTCTTCTGGGCGGGGGACAGAGGCCGCAGCCCCGTGACGATCGTCACCTCATCGGGCTTGAAGTTCGTGAAGCGGAGGATCTCGTCCCTGTTCTTCTTGAGCAGGGAAAGGGGCATGACGAACGCAGAACCTACGCCATGCTCCTTCCACAGCCACCACTGATACACGCAGACCGAGGGGGTCTTCCCCGTGCCCGGGTCGGACAGGTTCAGCCACTTCGGATTGCGGATATAGTAGGCGAGGTCGGCGATCTGGTAATCGCGGAGCGATACACCATCATCCATTCATCAAATCCTTGCAGTTCCTGCGGACCTCGTCCGCTTCCTGATTGTCGCCGTAGTCGCAGTCGCCACACTTCGAGCAGACGTTGACCGGGACGGAGCACCAGCAGTCCGGGGTGCATCCTGCGTTGGACCCACCATAGGACTGCCACTGGTGGCCGTGCTCACGGCACGGCCCCTGGGCGATCTCGCGCTCTATGCGGGCGACCTCGGCGCGGGCGGCTTCTAGTTGGTCAGCGAGCTCGGACATGTCGAAGCTCGTCAAGGATGATCGGAGGGACCGTGTTCTCTGCCGATTTGCAGGCTTCGAGGTTCTCGACCGAAGCACCACAGAGGGTGCATGGGTTCGGCTCCTCGTTGTGGCAAGGGCAGCGCTTCTCAGCCCAATCCAGCGTCATCTTGACGACCGCCGCCAACTCCTTGATCCGCTCGTAGGGATCACCCTGCTGCCAGCCGGTGTTCATGCAATCCGAGCAGCCGTACGGCTCCGGAGGCTGGATCACACAACTCATGCAGACGCCGGCCCGCTTGCAGGCCAGCTTGTACGCGTCACGCTCGCCAAGCGCGCGATCGCGCTCCCGGATCACCTCCCAGAGGAGTTCCTTGTCAGATTTACCCTTGTGGTGCATTGAAGAATTTCTCCGCTGCTGCGAGCACGATCTCGGCGTGCGCAAGGTAATGTTTCAGGTGCTGGACCTGGCGGCGCTTGCGGATCAGGAATGACTCGCGCGCCTGTTCGATGGTGGGGTAAGCCCAGCGCTTACCGGCGCCGTTCAGGACGAAGCGCCCCTGACCGTAGTCGTCGAGCCAGACGCCCTTCGGCGTCTCGCGCAGGACGCGATAGCGGGAGAGGTGGATGCTGGTGCGGTTGGAAGCGCTGTCCTCGTATCGATACCAGCCGTCGTCGGCTCGGCTCTCATAGAGATCGACGTCGGCGGCCGAGGCTTTCTGCTCCTCGGGAAACAGGAGGTCAGCCATACTTCTGATCCAGCGCTTTGAGTTCGGCCTCAGCGCTTTCCCTGACGGTCTGGATCACAGCGCTCATCTTCATCGAAACGTGTTCGTCGAGCAGCTTGATCACGTCCTTGTACCCGATGCAGGACGACGCGTAGTGGCCGCGGAACTCGGGGAAGATGTCGATGTCCCGGCCAGTGTCCTCGAGCCAGTGCAGGGCTCGTTTGATCAGGGCGTAGCGATCAGCATCACGTGTCGTCTCCTCCGCCTTGGCGCGAAGGAGCTGTTCGATTTCCAATCCCATGTCAGTATCCTCGTGCTGGACTGTCGCAGTAACCACCGCGGTCGTAGTGCTTGTTGAAGCGGAACCAGCCGTGGCGGGTGGCGTCCTCGACCCGCCGGAGCTGGCCGTCGAACAACTCCAGCTTCCCGAAGATCTCGATCCCCTGGTCGCGGAGATAGTTCCAGCCCTTCTCGGTGGGTTCCGGCCACATACCCCTGGTCACGTAGCCGGAGCCCTGGAGGTAGCCGAGCGAGGCGCCGACAGCGGCGCCCCACCCGTCAATCGCGTCGTCGTCACCTGCGACGGATCGCAGGACTTTCAAGTCGTGGTCGATCATGCCGCGAGGGCCTCGAGTTCCTCGACCAGCTTCTTCGAGATGGGATCGATCTCGGCCATCTTCTTGAAGAACTGGAGCTTCGAGTACTCCTTGGTGCGCCGTTCGAGCGCGGCCTCGATTTCGGCCACTCGCTTCTCGCGCTCGGCCTGGGCCTTGTAGTCGCTGTCATCGACGACTTGGATGACGCGCTTGGTCGCCTTTATCGAGCCATTCGGAAGGATGTCGACCACCTTGACGCAGGTGTAGCCGCCGATCGGGCTGTCAACGATGACGTGGTCGTCCACCGCGACCGGGTAAGGGCAGAAATAATGGTACCGCTTTGAGCGGCCATATTCCGAGTTGTGGAAGACGGCGGCGATGACATTGGATTGACGTTCGATAGACATTTCAGTTTCCTTTGCTGAGCATGTGCTGTTTGAGCAAATGGGCGCCGTACGCCTCCCAGGGGAGGGCGATCAGGTCGGCCAAATTCACTTGCCCTAGAGTACTGGTTGATCGTCTCGCCTCGGGACGGAGGACGAGGGTTGGTTCACCCTGAAGGACGAGCCGGCGGGGCAGGTACGGAGCCGCCTCCAGGACCTGGTCAACGAAACGCTTGTCCTTGGCCCGCACGCCGGTCAGGACGAGGGGCTGGACGTTGGTGTATCCGAGGGATCTGATGATCTTGTCAGGTCTGACGCTCCAGAAAGGAGCGATCGGGAGTCGGGTAGGGCTGCTCATCCTGGACAGGATCGCAAGGATGAGGTGGAGTTCTGGTTGTGGGATGAACACCGCTTGGTTCCCCATCTCCTGGGGCACCGGCGACATGGCGTCTACCAGCGGGTCGGCGGGAAAGCGTGAAGGGTCGACTTCAGCTCGGAGATCGATGCGATGATCGCAAGGGTTCTTGCTCGGTTCGAACGGACATGGGATCTCAAAATTGAAGGCGCTTGTTGTCTTCTCGCCTTGCAGCAGAAAGGCGATGTCGCCTTCCCAGTGTATGCCGTTCACGCTGCTTTCTTGACCTCCTCTGCGAGCTGGACTTCGACCTTGGCTTTCGAGGCCCTTGTATAAGTGGTCTCGGTCTTCAGAATTCCAAGCTCGAACAGCTTGGCTTTGAATTTTCGGTCGGCCGCCTCGAGTTTGGCGTGGTCGATCACGATCTCCGAGCCCTTGGCCCTGCGCTCGACTGGGGCCGAGACGATCACCTTGCCGACGCCTGGGACGTCGTAGGTGTCGGCGCCGGCGGGGCGGATGAGTTCCTTGAGAACCTCGTAGCGCGCCTCCAGCGGTTCGAGCTTCGCCTTGACGGCGAGCAGCTCGTCCACCGTTGGCCTAATATTTTCGTTCAT